TTCAACTTCAGCCCAAGCCATCTCGTGTGCATTGACTTGTTTGTTCCACCATTTTTCCATTTTGCCTAATATTTTATCAGCAAATCCAGATAGTTTATCAGTAATACCTTCGTCCATTACTTCTTCTGCAGGTTTTTTAAAGTAGTCTTTCAAATTACCAGCCGTCCTTTCAAACTTATGATCTTTGTGTTTAAATCCAACACCACCTTTTGATTCCCAATTTCTAATGTTACTACCAAAGTCATCAATTAATATGTTTGGTGTTCCATCTGCTTGTTTAGCAAACTTCCATTTGTCTGCTGTAATAATAACTTCTTTAGGCGGAAAGAAACTTAAATTATCTTTAACCCATTCTCTTTTGTGTGGCTCTGCTTTAGGATCATTTGCTAGAGGAGCACTTAGTATTTTATATTCGCCTTTAAGATCCTTAATAATATTTAGTAATCCTTTGGCGTTAGGTGTTAAAGGCAAAGACAACCAAAAGTCTTCTTTGTCTCTAATTTTTTGTAGTGCATCTTCAATATCTTTAATTTCTCTCCAATCAGCACCAACAAGTTTTTTCCAAGCAGGAAAGAAATCTGCAAGGACACCGTCCATGTCTACAAAAATTTCTGTAGCACTAGACAGTTCTTTACCCATACGTTCGTCTACGTTTTTATACTTTTGTTTGCGGGGAATAATTTTTGACTTGTCTTTATGCGATCCAGCGGCACCACTTTTGCGTAATGCTTCCATATCTTTCCAATTTGGATCTCTTGCTTTAATTGGTTTCTTTATATCTTTTTTACTCTCTGCCATTCCTAAATTAAACAATGTGTTTGGATCGCTATTCTTATGTGCTTTCTTGTGCATAGTATATAACGGTTTGCCTTGTTTGTCAACCGAATTTCCAAATTTCTTTGCTTGTTTAGGGATTTCATTAGGGCCTACATCAACAGTAGTATTAACTCCTGGTACAATTAATCCGCCGTTTTCTTTTAATTCTCTAAATCTCATTTCTTACGGCCTCTGAATTGTGGCATACCTGTCATAAATGGTTTTGAAAACCAAAGTTTAAACCATTCTGGATCACCAGGCTTAACACCCATGTCACGTTCTTTTTGTTTAATAGCAGTAGCAGTTAAACTAGGATTCTCATCTATTTTGTATTCTGTGTATCCTTTAAATTCACCAATACCTGCTAGTTTTTGTAATTGCTTTATATCGTCCATTACTTCTTACCGCCCTTCATATTAGCACACCAGTGATACATTTTACCTTTCTCACCACTGTACTTTTTAGCCTTAGCACGTAATGAACTAACACTTCCTTTACAACTTGCGCCAGCCTTCTTTACACGACCAGGACGACTTTTGCCTTTCTTTTTACCATCAGCAAAGTTTTCGTATACGGATTCTATCTCAGCAAATCTCATTTGCCACTCCGTGCCATACTAATAAACCATTCTGCTAGGTCTTCGTCTTTTTTATTAAACTTGTGTGTGAATGCGTCTTTGTCGCCTTTAGCCGCCGCGGCTCTTCTTGCTTTTAATTTATCCTGTACACTTGGCTCTTCCGGAGCACGTTTCTTTTTAATAGTTGTACGCGGAACATTGCGAGTAGTAAACCCTAGTATTTCGTTTTTAATGCCCATGCCTTGTTTAACTGCATCAAACATTTCTTTTGCTAGATTTTCGTCTCCAGCAACACCTTGTTTAAATGTATCAAAGTCATCTTGTGCGGCCGCCGCCTTTAATTTACTAGCACTCATTCCTTCTGCACCTTCTGCATCAGGATCACGTTCACCAGCATTCACAACTTCGATTACATCAAATGTATAATCATCACCGCCATTATATTTTTTAAGTAATTGATCAAAACTATCAACTCTGTCACTACCAGCAACATAAATTACTTTTGTATAACCTAGTGTGTATAGTTTTTTCATAGCATCGATAATAGTTCTAACATCGGGCGAACCAATAGTTATATCTGTACCGAAACTTTTTTGTGCAAAGTAAACTTTTTCTTTGTGTGATAAAGGATCTGTTTTAGGTTTTACAGTATGTGATAAAAAAAGAAAGTGGTCACCTGGAATAGAAGTTATTTTATCAACTAATTTCTTATGCCCAATGGTAGGCGGATTCATTCTGCCAAAAGCAAAAACAGCAATCTTTTGGTTTTCCGTAAGGTGACGAAGTAACATTAATACTCCCCGTTTCTCAATAACTCCTCTTCTTCTCCGAAGATTAATTCTGCAAGAGACATTTTTTCTTCTTTGGATAAAAGTTCTTCAGGACGTTTAGGAATATCATATTTTGAACAGTAATGTTTTACACCTGTTTCGATCATTTTTTCTAAATCAATTGGACCAATTGAATTACCATTCTTAATTTTATTTTGACAATCACACATTGTTGGATAGTAAGACTTCCTATAAAAGATAGGATCGTTCTTCATATGTGTTTGAAGGTCTTGAACTACACTATAAGGTAATTCTGTTTTTTCAGGTTTGCTATCAAAATCTACTGCTTTTACCATTTTCTACAACTCCAGTATCTTGCTTTTGTTCTTGGCCCTGGATTATCACAATTATGTCTAGCACGGAATGAACGTCTACGTGCTGGATTAGATTTTTTAATCTTCATATTAGGATCGCCAAAGTTAACTTTCTTTACGTTACCTGTTTTAGGATCCTTTACGTATACTTTAAACTTTTTAACATCGCCACGCATAGGCTTGCCTAGTTTAACTTTACGTCCTTGGTATTCTGCTTCGTCAACAATGTCATCTTCGTTAAACCACAAATCACCGTATGCTTCATAGAAGTCATCACCATCATATGTTTCTTCAAAAACGTTAGATAGTGTTTTTAATCTTGCTAATTCGTCTGACTCATTTTCATCTTCAGGTACAGCCTCTGCCATTTCTTGACAATCAGTACATCTTCCTACACCGTCATAAACATCTGCAATAGCCGCTCCGCAACAGTTGCTTACCATGTCTGGTTCGTTCTCATCGCCTGGAGAATAAGATTCTTTTTTAGCCCAGTCGCCTGAAGAAAATGCAAGTCCTAAATCGGCTATAAACTTATCAATAGCGTCTTTATCAAGTGGGTTACTATCTGGAAGGATTGTTGTAAATTCTTGTCCAAAAGCACTAGGTTCTGTTTTCCAACCTAGTTGTTGAGCCGCTGTTGGTATTTTAGTATTATTGCCTTTAACAACTACCTTGGAATAGTTTCCTTCGCCTAAGGCTACTTCAGCAAGATAATCTTTAAATGTTTTATTAGTCATATGATAGCACCTTCATAATACGTATTATAAAGTATTTATCAATAATTGTTAGATGCTGATTTCGATATCGAAGTTGCTGTAGCCTAGATCAAACAGTTTGTTTGCTACTCTTTCTGCTACAACATTAGATTCTGACTCTGATAGTGCTTTATGTAGTCCTACAGTAAGCACAATACCGTCATTTACAGTATTATATGACTCATACATAGTTTCGTCTTCTAGTAATCCTTCGTCAGCACATTCAAGAATAGCATCAACGAGATACTCGTCTACTTCTGCTACTTGCTTTTTATTCCATACAATGCTAATAAAATTTTCCATGTTACTTCCTAATGATTTAGTAAGACGCTGTTTATTGTACCGTCTGTCCAATTTTCAATTACTGCTCTAACCCACACAAAATTACCAGTAAAATTCTTAAAATCTACACCATCTTGTGAGTATGTTGTAGTAATATCAGTACCAGTAATGTCAAACCAATCACCTGCAACTGGATTGGTAGCAAGTGTGCCTTGCAATTTAACAGTTCCTAAGAACCCTGTGTAGTTAAATTGTGCTGTGTGAAAGCCGTCTGATCTACCGTAGTAGCCATCACCCTGATATTTGTCACCCGTATGAGTCTGTACAGAACTGTCTCCTACGTGTGTTTGTGCTGATAATATTGTAGTACTTGTGGACATAGTATTATTTATCTGTTTTTTCTATTGTTAGGACTTTGTCTGTACGTAGCACATTCTTGTTTAAAAATAGGCTAATCATAGTAAATGTTTGCTCATCTTTAACAAAAATATAACGTCCTTTTAGATTATATCCCTTTTCAATATCTTCTAATACTGCATGACCAACACGTACTTTATCTGGATTCTTTTTACAATAATTTGCTAGGTTAGGGTCAGCAGTACCGTTAAGTGTAATCTTTAGTTGGTAAGTATCGTCCTCGCTAATAATAGTGTTAGCATCAAGATCTATACCTTCGGGCGGTTCAAATAGTGTGCTATTTGGATTCTTTAATTTGCTATCTAAAAGTAACAACCAATCTTTGTTATTAGAATAAACTCCTAAATACGAACCTTCGCAACGTAATGAGTATTCTTGATCAGCAAACGTAAAGTGATTAAGAAGTACTTTTAGATCTTCAACTTGTGAATCAGTTAAAGGCCTTTCGTGCATTCGTGTTTTTAAAAAATACGAGTTACCTTGTTTACTATTAATAATATTATCAATAGCAGACCTAGCATATTCTAATTTTTTATTACGAAAGATATGAGCAATAGGACAGATTACACCTAATTTGAACTTATACTTATCGTAGAATAGTTTATTTGTTGTTTTATACTTCATTGGTTACGACTTCTTTGCTTTTGATATTTAACAAGAATTCTCCATCTTTAATATCAATATTTAAGTCGCCACCGTTTTTAAGTTCACCAAACAACAATTTTTTAGATAGTGGTGTTTTAATCTGATCGTCAATAACACGTTGTAACGGTCTTGCACCCATCTTAGCATCGAACCCTTTGTCTACCAATAAGTCTATTGCTTCGTCTGTAATAGTTGTATTAACATTTTTCTCTTTTAACATATTTTTAAGATCAAGCAAGAACTTGCCAACAATCTTAAGCATAGTATTTTTATCTAGTTTACCAAACAACATAATTCCGTCAAGTCTGTTACGGAACTCTGGAGGGAAAAACTTCTTAAGTTCTTTGTCTTCATATTCTTTTTCAAGAGTATCACCAAACCCAATTGAATTTTGTTCTGCTTCTTGTGAACCTAAGTTAGTTGTTAAAATAAGAACAACATTTCTACAGTCTGCTTGTTTACCATTAGATCCTGTAACAAATCCGTTGTCCATAATTTGTAATAGCAACGAACTTACATCAGGATGTGCCTTTTCAATCTCATCTAATAGTAATACAGCATTAGGATTTTCTTGTAACTTAGTAATTAATAGTCCTGCGTTTTCTTCAAATCCCACATAACCTGGAGGTGAACCAATTAGTTTAGCAACTGAATGCTTTTCTTGATATTCTGACATATCAAAACGTATAAGTTTAACACCCAAGTTGTCTGCTAGTTGTTTTGCAGTTTCTGTTTTACCTACACCAGTTGGTCCCATAAACACAAACGAACCAATAGGTTTATTTTCTGTCTTAAGTCCTGCTTGGGCAACATGAATTTTATCAACAATGCTTTCTAACGATGCATCTTGACCAAATACAACTGCTTTGAGGTTCTTTTCTAAGTTTGCAAGATTGCTTGTTTCTGTTTCAGCAATTTGCTCTTTAGGTAGGTCGACTGCTTTTGCAAGTTCAAATTGAATTTCTGCAACGTCAACAATTTTTTCTTCTGCTTTTTTCAATTTAAATCTTGAACAAGCACAATCAAGTAAGTCAATTGCTTTATCTGGAAGTTTCTTATCACTTTGATATTTTACACTTAATTTAATAGCAGAGTCAACTGCTTCTTCTGTAATAACAACACCGTGAAATTCTTCGTAGTATTTCTTAATACCTAGCAAAATACTCTTAGCAATTTCTTTACTTGGTTCGTCTACGGTTACTCTTGCAAATCTACGCATTAATGCACGATCTTTTTCAAAGTACTTGCGATATTCTTCCCAAGTAGTTGATGCTACAACTTTAATATTTCCTTTTGTAAGAACAGGCTTTAACATATTAGCAAGATCGTTTGAACTTTGGCTTCCGCCAGCACCAGCACCACTAATCATATGTGCTTCATCGATAAACACAATAGTTTTGCCACGCTTCTTTAACCCAGCAATAACTAATTTAAAACGTTCTTCAAAGTCGCCTCGATATTTACTACCAGCCAACATACTACCAATGTCTAAATTATATACCGAATACTCTTTTAAGAATTCTGGTACAGCACCGTTTACAATATTCCATGCAAGTCCTTCTGCAATAGCAGTTTTACCTACACCTGGATCACCTACAAGTAACACATTGTTTTTACTACGGCGACCTAGTGCAAGTGCAATACTTTCTAGTTCTTCGTGTCTGCCAATTACAGGATCAATTTTACCTGTTTCGGCATCTTTGTTTAAGTTAGTTGTGTATGAACGCAATGCTCTTGCCGCCATACCTGCCATTTCCTCATCTTCAAATGACTGTTCAATTTCGTTATTCAAGTAATCTGCAAACTTCTCTTTTTCAATATCTGATTGTGCAATATAATAATGTGCCCAAGATTTCTTTTCACTAAACATACTTAAAAATACATCTTGTATTTCAATAGTACTTCTTCCGCTAAACAATACTTGTGTAAATGCTCTGTTAAGAACACGCTCTACTGCTTGTGTCTTTTTAGGCTTGTATTTTTTATCAACGGCTTCTCTAATAATATCTTCACATTTAGTTTTTAAATGATGTTCAACATTCTTTTTGAGATACTCAGGATCTGTTCCAAACCCGTTTACAATATTAACAAAACCGTCATCGCATAACATAGCAAACAACAAGTGCTCCAATGTTACATAGTCATGATTAAGTTTCTTAGCATCGTTAACTGCTTTGTCAAAAACTCCTTGTAAACTTTCGCTAGGTTCTACCACTATACATTACTCCTACTAAATTTCTTTATTAATTTTTGTTGTTTCTTCTTAGCCAAATCAAGTTTTAGTTTGCTTACTCTGTCAATATAATTAATTCCATATAGATGATCATATTCATGACCAAAGATTCTTGCATTCCAACCTGTTAATTCTATTGTACACTCTTTTCCGCTAGAGTCAAGACACTCTGTTACCAAACCAAATGGTCGTTTTACTTTTAGATATAGTAAAGGAAAACTTAAACAGCCTTCTTCACCTTCAATCATCTCTTCGGACACGGCTGTAATTTTAGGATTAATAATTGCAAAAGGTTTTTCATCTTCGTAACCTTTTAATCCTGTTGGTTTAATAATAAAGATTTGTCCGTTAAACTCGACCTGATTAGCCGCCAAACCTACACCCTGATGCTTTTCCATAATTTCAATCATATCTTTTTCAATTTGTTTAGCATCTTGTGTTTCGAAGTCAAAAGGATCAACCCTTTTCTCTAAGAAATCATTAGGATAAGTTATCAGTTTCATTCTTAATCTTTCTCAATTGTTCAATAATGTCAGTATCTTGTATCTTAGGAGTATCACCATAAATCTTAACAAATAGGTTACCAGTTTGCCCAGTACGTCTATCCGGAAGACCCTGTCCGTGCATACTAAAAGTTGTTCCACTATTAGTTCCAGGAGGTATTTTTAAACTTACTTCTTTGCCTTGGATAGTACGTATGTGTATACTAGAACCAATCATAAGATCAAAAACATTTACTCTCTCGTCTACATATAAATTTATGCCATCTACGGTATAACGTGGGTGCCTTCTGACTCTTACAATTACAAATAAATCACCTCTAGGAGCATTAGGAATTTGGTCGCCGCCCATTCCGGAATATCGTATTTTATCTCCTGGTCTTACGCCTGACGGTAATGTAACATTTACACTTTGTTCTTTACCACTAGGTAGTCTATACGTAATTAAAAAGTCTTTACCAAACACAATATCTTCAATATCAATATCTGCGGCCAATGTAATATCTTGGTTACGCATTTGTCTTTGTCCAAATGGTGAACGATGTCCAAAAAATGAACCAAAAATATCTTCCATATCACTAGCATTGAAATGAAAACTCGAACCACCATGCCCTCTTGCGTGTGCCTGTTGAGGATCAGCAGTTCCGTATTGATCATACATACGTTTCTTTTCAGGATTACTTAGTGTTTGGTATGCTTCGTTTAACTGTGTAAACAATTTATGATCACCACCCTTATCGGGGTGCTGAGTCGCCGCCTTTTTTCTAAAGGCAGTTTTAATTTCTTTTTCGGATGCGTTTCGTGAGACGCCTAATAATTCATAATAATCCATAGTACTATTATATACTTAGTTTAGGCGAAAGTCAACGGCTACTTGTCTGACTTTTTACTCGAACCTGTATAAAGACCGAACCAAGCCGCACCAGCACCAACTACAATACTAACCAACCCTGATTGTTCCATAGTAGGATTTGGAAGTGCCATATACCAAACTACAACTTTGTATAATAAAATAATATATGTTGAAATAAAGAATCTTGGGAAAATTCTCCAACTATCAACGGCACGTGCCATATGAATCCATTTTGCGTATGGATTAACTCCTAAGTCTTTTGCTGAAGCATCAACTTCTAACTCAAGATTAACTTTCTTTTTATGTTCTGTACTTTGAACTTTTACTTCTGTATCAGCCATTATTTTTTACCCTCTAATTTTCTGATTCGAGATTCTAACTCGTCAATCTTCTTAGTAACATGGGGATATTTTGTACGCCAAGCATTAGGATCGTTTTGTAACCAAGTCCAGCCCCAACGATTAACTAGATATTCAAGAGTGGCATCAAATTTACCTACCGCCCATATTGCCATTTTTGTGTCTTTAAACCAGAACAAAAATGCGGCACCAAATAAAGATCCTGCTAAGGCTGTGTAAATCCACAGTCTATCGGATGCCATTCTTTCTATCATTTCCCACATATAAATCCCTCGTTTTGTTTATATGTGTATTTATTAGAAATTACAGCGAATTTCGCCTTTGGGTATTACTTTTTCTTGGATGGTTTCGCCCTTGCTAATGTTTATATCAGCGCCAGGGTGTGCGGTACAATTAGATCTAGCAGAACAACTACTGACTATCAGTGCCGTCAGTAGCAGTATCGCCTTCGTAATAGTCACGATATTTCTCTATAATCAATTGTTGCTGTATCATGTACGCACGAATTTGTGCAAAGTTTTTAGCAAGTGTTTCGTAGTCGTCATCGCTTAAACCAAACAGCACAGGATCTTTACCTTGCTCTTTCATTTTAGCAAACACTTCTTCTGCATTGTTGCTGTGTATGATAATGAACTTTAGTTCTTCCATTTTTGGAGTCGCAGGATTCTCTAGATTCAGAGGTGCTCTTTTAACCTCAGTCTTGAAAATATCTAACTTGGATACCGTACTACAACTAGTAAGGAACGTAGTTAGGATTAGCAAGGCTAGGACATTCTGAATTGATTTCAGACTTCTTAGTTGCATTTCGCTCTTTCTCCGTTAATGGACTGCCCATGGCAATCTCTACACATCTCATTGCTTTCTTAGATGCATTGTTTATAATACGTTCTACTGCACGATCTTTATCAATGGCAAGTTTGCCGATATCTCTAACTTCACCTTTGCCATTAATTTTGTTAAAACGTTCATCAAGCGATTTAAATTCTGCTTGTAGAACTCTATTTTTCTCTTCAAGTTCTTTATTTGCGGCTAGTATAGCAGTAAAATCTTTTTGCTGTTGTTCTATAACTGCTTTTTGGTCTGCTACACTTTCTTGTAATTTAGCATTGTTGGCTTCACTAATAGCAAGATCACTTTTAAGTGTTTTTACATACATAAAACCACCGCCGGCACCTGCCAACATAAACAATACTAACGCAATTTTAATTGAACTAAACATTTTCTTCCTCTGTATAACGCGGTTGTTCGCAAACAACTATGTCGATAGGCTTATTGTCACCATCTGTGAAAGTTTCAATTAGCCTACCTTCGTGTTCTCTACCGCAGTTTAAACAGGTTTGACTCATACCATTTTAAGTGCGAGTTCAGTAGTTTCTGTTACTCTGCGAGTCCATCCTCTACCGAAAGTTTCAAAAGTACTTAATTGTTCATAGTATGATTGACGTGCTTCTTGGAAATTTTTAATAGCAGTCTCAACACCTTCTGAATCAACATAAGTTGCTAATGCTTTTAATGTATTTGGACCAATACCGCCGTCAGCAACAGTACCAATCATACGTTGTAAGTACTTTGCAGAACGACCAGTGCCTGCATTGACACCAAAGTCAAATACACATAAGTCAAGACCTGCTGGAATGTCATCGCACTTCATACGGTCCCAATAATTTTTTCTGTAAATGGGAGCAACATCTTCAACTAAAAGATCTTTCATGTCTTTAGTTCCGCCCCATTCTTCGTAAACCCTTTTTGTAACACCTAAGTTAGTTTCCCCACCTGGATCTTTCGGATGGTTTACATATCCGCCTTCGTGATGAAGGATGGTTTCTAAACACTTATCGTAGTTTTCACTTGCCATATTTTAATAATCCTATCTTTTTGTTAACACTAATGAATAATCATTGTGTTCGATTAGAAACTTATCACCGTATTTTTCGATATCAAAGTCTCCAATATATTTAGTTAGGAAAACTATTTCAGGAAAAGAATTGATATTGTATGACTCGGTAACTGTTTTATTAACATCTGATGATTTACCAAAATCTACAATATTAAATTTTAATGTATCAGCATATTGCTTCTTCATTATAAGGATAGTTTCGTTGATAATATCAATGCTATCAACATAACTTTTGCTAAAGAAGTTTTTAACATTATCCATATTACTTTCGTTAACTTTAACTTCATAAGCATCTTTGTCTAACGGAATAGTTTCACCTAATTGCTCTTCTGATGAAGGCAAACTTTTAAAACTCTTATAATATCTAAACTTCATATCTTCAATGCCTGATACTTTTTTCACACCGTCAATAATTTCTAAAATTTGTGCAGGAACATCTTTCATTCTTTCTAGTTCAACAAACACTTTATAAGTACCATCGCTTTGTTCACCTGATGTAACATCAGCATCTAGTACAAATGGATATCCTTTTTCAATAAAGTTCATTAAATCTCTGCCTGAAGTTTCAGTCATAGTGGAAAAACTTAGGACAACAATATCTTTATCTTCTCCCATCTTAGATTTAAATGAATCAATTTCGTAAATTCTGTAAACTAGATCTTTAAGATCGTCTGCTCTTAGTCCCATTATAAGCCACCTTCTGCCGCAACGTCTGCTTCTTGTGGAGCCGCCGCATCGCCACCTGGATTAGTTTCAGCAACTGCTGGTTCTTTTAAGTAATCTAGTTGTTCTGCGTAACCACTGTAGATGTTAAGAATTAATTCTTTAGGCATTTTAATTTTAACAACCCAAATAGGATGTCTATCTAGTTTTCCTTTTTTAGTACCAGGACGAACATCGTCTGGTTCTTTAATTTTTCTTGGTTTAATAATCTGTGTTTTTTCGTATGATACTTGACAATCATAATCTAGTAAACGTTTACCACCTTGTGGATCAGGCATTCTATCTCTAGGCCACATAAACGAGCAACTAACCCAATGTCTTTCAATATCAGGACCTGAAACTAATTCACCGTCCTCCCAATTATCATATACATATAGGTCTAGTTCATCTAAAACTCTTTCAAAGTCTTTTAAAACTGAAAGAGCAGAATCACTATCGTAAATGTTTTCAATATTTTTAACTAGATCTAAAACGTCATACATATTATTATCACCTATGCTTTATATACTTATTTATCCGGTTTGCGTTTATAAGTATGCAGTTTTGTCTCTGCAAAATCGACTAAATATTTTTAGTAAGCACTAAAACAAGTGTGTTTACGGACATACTAAGTGCCTACTATGACTACTTATAACTCATGAAGGAGGACTTAATGGGTGCAAAAAGAGCCAAACGGCAAAACTACTCTAATAACGGTTCAAATGTTATTAGTTTTAATCAATCTAAAAAACAAGTTAACATACTTCCAAGAAATAAATCACAAGAAACATATATGCTAAAACTGTTGGATAACAAGAAGGACATAGTCTTCGGTGTAGGTCCAGCGGGAACCGGTAAAACGCTTCTAGCAGTACAGGTGGCTATTAAAGCATTTAAAGAAGGAGTTGTTGACAAGATTGTAATCACGAGGCCAGCAGTTTCTGTTGATGAAGATTTAGGGTTTTTACCAGGATCAATGGAAGAAAAAATGGCACCGTGGACCCGACCGATCTTTGATGTATTAAAGGAGTACTATAATAAGAAAGAAATAGAAAATATGATTTACGATGGTGTTGTAGAAATTGCACCACTAAGTTATATGCGTGGTCGGACGTTTAAAAAAGCATTTATTGTTGCAGATGAGATGCAAAATGCCACACCTAACCAAATGAAAATGCTACTTACAAGAATAGGAGAAGGTAGCCAAATGGCAGTAACGGGTGATTTAGCACAGGCAGATAGAATTAAGAGTAACGGACTTCTTGATTTTATTAAATCATTAGAGCATCACCATGCAACTAAGCACATTGACATAGTCAGATTTCATCAAAATGATATTGAGAGACATGAAGCAGTTAAGGAGGTGCTTGAAGTCTACGGAGACGAGTAATTAATTATCGCCAGGAAGGTCTGTATCGTTTCTATCTAAGATATAGGTCTTCTTGGCGTGTTGCCATTTAGACCAGCCATTAAAAATCATTTTTAATTGTTTGATAATGGCATTGTGCCTGTTAACGGCAGTTTCAGATAAGTCGCCTGAACGGGCAACTACGGGTTCTCTTCTAATTGGAATAACCTGTACTAAAGGTTCACCCATTTTAATTTTAGTTAACTTAGGTTCTTTTAACATAATATTAATAGGACTAATAAGAGCACCTACATCATGATCAATAACCCCAGGAATTGCGTCCCAATTCTTTTCTTCATGAAACCACATTGGTTGATATAGTAGACTCCAACCTGGTTTACTATATATTTTCCAAGGACAGTCCAGTTTTACTGCTGTTCTTACACCGTATTGTTTAATAAAACTATTACCTACTTGATCGGCAGGATGATAAGCACCGTTGTAATCGGGGTCTGAATATCGAGTTTCAACATATTGTCCGTCTGGTCTTGGATTTATTTCTATATCGCACCAAGCAGGAATAACATATCCCATTTGCATATAGTCTCCGATACCTGGACAAGCACGAACGGTTTGATCGCTATCAATTTTGTGTGTTTCTTTTTTAGTAAACACAGGAATATCTTTCCAAGCCTGTGGTAAAAATTCTTTTGCAGGTAAAATTGGAGCGTGTTTTCTTACAGCCCAATTTTCTGTTTCAAAGAATATTACAGGTTCTTGTTTACTCATACTAATTCTTCTGCTAATGGAAAGATTTTTGCAATAACTTTAGCACAAGCATGAGCAATATCCATGTGTTCTTGCTGTGTACCGTTAGCACCACGTAATTCAATGTAATGAATCCAAGAACGTAATGTACCGTTCATGTACAATCGTGTCTTAGTACATCCTTCTGGTAGTACAGCACGAGCCTGTTCTTTAGCAATGCCGTTATCAATTGCCCATTCGTATGCTTCTTTTGCGGCATCAATAACTTTTTGTTGTTGTGATTCCCAATCGTTAATTAGATTCATCTCTTGTTGTGTAGTACCTAAGCCAATTGAGTTTTGTCTATTCTTTTCATCTTGTAATCGTGCTTCACGTAGCACAAATTGATTACCAAACTCAGCAGGATCAGCATAACGCTGACTAAACTCTTGGAAACTAAATGAACGATGACGCACAATTTGATGTGCAATATCACGTGTAGTATTAATTTCTAAACAAGCACTAACCATTTCTAGTGGAGACCAATGTGCGTGTTTGATCAAATACTTTATAAGTTTTTCCGAAGTCTCCTTGTTCATTTGATTGCTAGGATTTGAAACTCTTGCACAATAGGCAATGAGATCCTGCATATTAGTTAAATGCTGTGCAGTTAAATCTTCAACTGGTGTTGAGTATGATACTAATTTTACATCTGACATTAATTTATCCTGTTCTCCATATTACGTGTACACCAAAAGGTGATACTACTGGGTGTGGTCCTAGTTCTCCAACTGGAATATTTAAACAAGCACTTGAAAATTCAATAGCCATTTCAGTTGGATCAAACCAACCAAGATCACCACCGTTTGTTTTGCTTGGACAAGCACTATTTTCTCTTGCCATTTGATCAAAACTTACGCCGCCGCGTTTTAATTCAGCGGTAATTCTTTCGCCTTCTTGCATAGCGAAAGCAATACTTCTACTATGTGTAGAGTTTCTTGCACCTTTAAATGACAACAAGATATGACTTGCTCTCATTTTACTTGGAAACTTAGACATTATTGTCCTCCTGGCTTATCACTAAAATATTTTTCAAATTTACCTTCAACGCCTTGCCATTCTTCTGCATCTTCAGGTTCAGTACCTTTAACAGTAATGTTAGGCCATTCTTGACTGTATTTAAGATTTAATTGCATCCATTTACCGTCATCCTGGCTTTCAGTGATAATTGCTTCTGCTGGACATTCTGGTTCACATACACCGCAATCAATACATTCGTCAGGGTTAATTACAAGCATATTTTCACCTTCATAAAAGCAGTCTACCGGACATACTTCTACGCAATCCATGTGTTTACATTTAATACACTTGTCGTTAACTAAGTAACTCATTATAACCTCGCAAGTTTAATTAGTGTTGCTGACAAGTTAATTTCTGGATCAACAACTAGTGTATGATCTACAAGTCCTTGTTTGATAATTAAAATTGCTTTATCTTGTGTTTCTTCATCGCCAAACAATTCAATATTGTCATACAACCAACGATAAATTTCTTCCATCTCTTCTGTACGAACTGTACCACAAAGAAGTTTACGTGCTTCTTTAATTTTGCCTGCTTTAAACAGTTCAACCATATCAAGTTTCCAGTCTGCTTCTGACTTATCACTTTCATTTGGTGCAAGTAACTTTCCATCTTGAGAATTCATTTGTACCATATTGATACATTTACGCAAGTCCGGATATGTTGCTTTTACATAAGTGTCTAATGTATCTAAATCAGGTTGTACACCTTCTGTAATTAGAATTTCTGCTACACGAGCAGTAAACTCTGTTTGATCTACTTTAGCAATATGGAATCCTTGACACCTACTGTGAATAGCAGGAATAATTCTGTTTGGGTAGTTACAAGTTAAGATAAAACGTGCAGTAGTATGATATTCTTCCATTACACCACGTAGTGCCGCCTGTGCGTTTGGACTCAAGTAATCAGCCTCGTCTAGCAGTACAACCTTAAACTCACCAAATGGAATCATTTGTACAAAGTTTACAATCTTATCACGAACGTCATCTACTGAGTTTGTTCGCGATGCGTTAATTTCTAGTATGTCTAAGTCGTTAATTTCTAGTTCATTGAAAAGAATCTTAGCAAGTGTTGTTTTACCAATACCTGCATTACCACTAAACAACAAATGCGGAATTGTACCTTCTTTAATCCAGTTCTTTACTTGTGATTTTTGATGTTCATCTCTGAACACATAACCATCTACTGTTTTAGGACGATATTTTTCTACCCATAGTTCTTTCATTTATTTGCCTCTTCTTTTTTCTTTCGACGTTTTGTGTAAAATCCGCCTTTGTAATCTATATTATCAGAACGTTCGCCCGTTTCGCAATATGTAATCTTACCACCTTTAGCCAAATATTCATCAATCATTCTTTGTGTTTCGTCATCTGTTTTACGAGGTACTGGGTTCATGCCTGTTCTATCCTTTTTCTTAGTCCACTTGTACTAAATGAATGTTGACGTTTATTATAGTATATTTCTATGCCTTTGTCAACACAAATCTGTTTACCAGTAAAGTCATTATCTCTGTATTCTTCACCAATAAATCGTACATCAATTTGGTATGTTAATAATATATCAATTAAATCTTTTTCTGTTTCATAGGGAATAATTTGATCAATGTATTTGCACCCTTCAAGTTGAACGTAGCGTTCAAAAACACTTTGGATTGGTTTATTCTTTTCAGGCCGATCAATAGTTGGATCTGTTTGTAGTCCTACCATCATGTAATCACAGTTGTTACGTGCTTCTTTTAACATAGCAACGTGTCCGCTGTGAAATAAGTCAAATGATGAAAAAGTAATTCCTATCTTCATTTTCTTTTAGGTGCCTGTTCTTCGCCTATACCCATAATAATCAATAATACATACAGCAAAGGCCATGCCCATCCTGTTAAATATCCTAAAATGTGTAAGACCATTAATGCTATACCGGTTGCACCAGCAGTACCAATACCAGTATTTTTATTTTGAAAATACATATCTTCTCCTATTGTATAAATTATATAATAAAACTAAGGAAAAGTCAAGTCTAATTGTGATTAGGAAATATCTTTTCTTGTTGATCTTTGAATATTGGCATTACAATATTTCTAGATTGTGCAAATGGTGTTGAACGACCACTAAAGACAAACCCAACACTAGTTCTTGGTTCTATTTCTTTTGGTGGAATCCCTCTATGAATAAATTTACTTGGAAAAACAATGCAACGGCCTTCTTTATATAATACAGACTTGATCATTTTACCACCGTTATCTGGGTTATCATCCCAAAAATCCATTCCACTGTCTCCGCTGACTAGATATACCATAGTATAAGCAGGTACATCTTCGCCGCTGTCGACGTGCAATCCACCGACTAGATTCTTAGTTGTAATGTTTACTTGTACTTGATTTAATTGTAAGTCACCAATGTTATCACCTAGTTTATCTTTCTGTCCATTGAATGCACTCCATACTGCTTTTAATTGCCATGGAGCATTTTCAAGTTCTTGGTGTGTCCATTGATTACTAAAAAATTGATGCCCTTGATACGGACCTAATCCTCTATGTCCAAATGACACCTTAGTATGTGGAATTTCTGCAACTACTTCGTTATGCAACCAACTAGGTACAATATCATCTAATACTATAATGTCATCTGGATTATATTTCATTAATTACAAATCGCCATCTTTACGATTTTCACTGTAATAAACATCAAACTCGCCACCAGGGTAACGTGCTTTAAGTTTGTTTACGTTTTCTGCAACTACCTCGTTAGGGTCCAAGCCAAGTGCCCTACAAGAATTAATCCAATACCACATAATATCGCCAAGTTCTCGTTTGCAATGAAAGACAGTTTCATCATCCATTGGTTTACCTTGGAAGATACATTTTTTAACAATTTCACTAAACTCTCCTCCTTCGGACGCAATACCGATTGCACCTGTTAGCAATAATGCTACATTAACATTTGGGTTATTTGCTTCAATGTCTTTTGCCCTATAAAACATTTCAGACAATTGATTACTTTCTTTTGATGTGACTTGTTCTACAAATTCTTTGTATTTGTTTAAATCTACGTTACTCAATTTAACCTCTTTTATCTTGGTCTGTCTGCAAAGTCCTCAGGACGAGGACCACCGCTATTAAAGTCAGTATTAGTTCCGATTTGCAAATCTTCTGGCTCTTCTTCTTGCCAGGCTAATATTGCATTTACATCAATTAGTCTAACTTCAATTTCTCCCATATCGGGATCATCTAAAATGATACCACGTGACCAACGTCCGTGTTCAACATAGATCCAGTTACCCACAGCATAGGGGTCTTTATTTTCATGTCCGATAGCATAAATTTTACACCATCTTGGACGGATGCCTGCTTCTTGGCCGTCATCACTTGCGATAATAATACCACCTTTAGTAGTACGTTCTCCAAAGTTCATGTCATAAGCAAGTACGCCATCATGTATCGGTCTAAGTTTGCCAGTTGCCCTAGTTTTTAACTTAGGACCGGCTCCTAACATCTGCGTATCCATCATTTAACTATTCACCTTTCTTTACAAAGTTACCAGCATCGTCTTCAACCCACTCTGTACCAGTTTCTTCAGCCTCGGCATCAATATCTGCCATTTCTGCTTCTACTGAATTTGCAGGCGCTTCTTTCTTAACTGCTTCTACTTTAGGAGTAGGAGCCGCCGCTGGTGTTGATGTTGGAGTTGCTGTTTCTTTGCGAGGTGACTCATCTGGAACTGCTTGTGGATGATCTCTATAATATTCGTCTAGAATATCATCACGACGCCTAATAATTTTACCACCTGGGCCTAATTCATCGCCACGTGCATTTACACGAGCATTTCCAACCGCAGGAGTAAGTTCATTTTTTTGACGTAGTAAGTCCATGTCAACTTGCTTACCTTGCATTGACTTATAAACTTTACGTCCAGTTTGTTTCATCGCCATATTATCTTCTCCTTAATTATGTACGTATTTATCTTAGGAACTCACGCCAATCGAGGTCAAAGTGGATTGAGTCTACCCTATGAATTCCAATAATATATAGCACATAACTTGCTACACTTGATCCTCTTCCGACACCCCATACAATATTGTTTTCACGCATATAATCAACCAAATATACCAAATATTGTAATAATGGATACATTCCTCTTTCAAAAAACTCAGTTAATTCTTCGGTAATACGTATCCATTCCTTTGTATCACGTAATGCTACTGGATCATCAATTTGTAATTTTTCCATTAATTTTGCTTCAAGCCATTTGTTTGGATTTAATTGTTTATACTCTTCTGGCATAAACCATTCGCTTTGACAAACATTATCAAATTCTTTTTGTTCTACATCTAATGGAATATATTTTTGTAATGGATTCATACCTTGTTCTTCCATTACTTTATTAAACTTATCAATATCGTCACTAGGGTCGCAGAGAACTACATGACACTTGTCAATGTTTCCTGTATAGATCATTTCTATCAGGTCACGATTAGAAAATCGTGGTATTCCTAGAGAATCAGTTTTCATAAGCATATAGTATATTTTAATCGATATTGATCAAATTGTCAAGATCTTTATCAGGATTATTGATAGTTTGTTTTACCAATCTGTCTCGTTGTTCTAATTTTAAATGGTCAAGAATGATAGTGATTTGACGTTTTGCGTCAGGATTTCTAGTTTGGAAATATTTTTTAGTTAGTGTGCTGATGTTAGCATCTAGATCTGCATCCGATAGATTTTCGGCGTTATTAAATAGCGGATGATCCATAAATTACCTCTTATGCAAACACGCCGACATATTGAGCATATACAGTTGTACCACCGTCATATGTCCAAAAGTCGACAACTACTGGATTTTCGTTGCTGTTTACAACAAATGGTGCTGGGAAATCCGGTCCGTATTTAATTGAACCGTTATCAGTTGCCCAAGTTACTGTACGTGCAGTACTATCACCTAGTGTATCTAGTAGTTGAATTCTAATTTTGCTTAGCCTATCTTCTGCAGGCCAATCTTGGAAAGTTAGTGTAACGTTATTACCAATAGTAAATGTTTGAAAATTACCATTATTGAAACTAATATTTTGAGGAGCAACAATAGTACCACCTGCGTAATGCTTTTCAGTATTACCAATTAAGTTAGCACCTGTTACGTCATTGCCAAGAAAGTTGTTTGTGGTGTTTAACTTTGCAGTATTTGTTTGTAGTTCTTCAATTTCGTTTTTTGCCGCAGTAAAGTTATTCTTAATTGTGTTAAAATTATTTCTAAACCCCTGCGAATCATTATCCTGTCCTGCAACAGGAAATTGTGCATCAATACTTGTATTATCAATATTACTTGGCATATTAGTTCCTCTCTAACTTAATATATTTATCAGATTACACATTATATCTGTAATTTCCGAAAGCGATATACTGCTCATTACTGTTGTTTTCAGTAGCATCGATAATATATCTGTCAATTTCGAAGTCTATTTGTTTAAAATCAAACCCGCTATTCTGAATATTTAACAGTATTTGCTGGCTTGTCCCTGGCTTACAATAACACAATGGAACAGCAGTAACATACCCTAGTTCTTGTACACCGTCACCCTGTGCAGTTGCCATCCATAACGGTAAGAAACTTGCTTCTGTAATACCCACCTGACTAATATTTTCACGCATATTGTCAACACTACTTAAAAAGCGTGTGTTGTCATTTGGATCACTAATTATTACAGCATCGCTGTCTACTTTAAGTGTATTATAGTCAGGTCTAAATCTAAATGGATCACTGCTTGTAGTAGCAATTTGACCTACATTTAATTCTTGCCCATTTCTTAGTGTTACTTGAATGCTTCCATTAGCATCATATACAACAGTACCGGCTCTTGTAATAATTTCCAAGTCATTACCTAATGCTCTAACTTGAATAAGTTGACCAATACTATTTCTAATTTCAAATACTGCTAGACCAGCACCTTCTTTAGTTACATCGTCTCTTGTTTCTAATTCAATGCTATCAACAGTAATTTTATCTTTGTTGGCTATGCTAATTTTTGATCTTAATTTGTTTTCATTTTCTATGTTCTTTAACGGATCAATTACATCAACATAAATTACTTCATATAATGTGTCGGTACTACCGATGTTTTTAGCAACAGCAGTTCTTAAAGCACCAAACTTAAATCTTTTTCTCTTATGATTCTTTCTACTTGCAGAAATATATTCTCTAATGTTTCTTGTTTCAATACCTGCATATACTAACATTTTAATATCTTTTTGTAAACCAAATTGTGAGTCGTTTGGTCTGTAGATCGACCCTGGTAAAAAGATATTACTGTCACCGATAAAGTTTTTGTAAATTTGTCTTTGTGTTTCTTTTAAGAATGGTTTTACATATAAATTTGAATATGTAATATTATCTGGATCTGTTACAACAATATTAAATGTTTTCTTTGTAGCACTAAAGCCAAATCTGTCTCTTGCTTCGATAGTAAATGTAAACTTACGATCAATAGTCGAAGTACCGCCATCAAGTGTAAACAAGTTTTTATCAATTGTTGTCAAACCTAAGTTACCGTCATTAGCAAACTGTCTTACTTTACCAACAATTTCGCCGTTAAGATTAATTGATAATCCCGGCGGAAGTCTACCTTCTGTCAAGTTGTATAATAGTGTTGCATTAGGTACGTTAGTTACAGCATTAACAGAGAATGTACTTGTAAAGTTTGCTTGAATAGTTCCTAAGTCTTCGACTGTAGTCCATTGGATAGTACTTTCAACTTCACCTAGTATTTTTACTGTAAATGTTTTTTTCTTTTCTGCTAAAATATCACTACCGATATCTGTATATCTAATAGCGTTTACTGTAAACTTATATTCTTTTGTAATTGCTGGTTGATAAGGAATTCTACCTGCAACTTCTCCACTAATAGCATCGATGCTCATTCCTGGAGGAAGTATACTAGGACTTCCGTCATCATTAAGTGCTTCTAAATTGTATTGTAATTCGCCTAAAATTGTTTGTGGGTCAAATACTTCTAAGTAAATTGTAATATAATTGTTTGCTCTTTTGTATCCAAGATCTGCTGGTGTTAACCATACAGGTGCTCTAAGATACGTGTTATCAGCAGTGAATATTCCTGTACCTACTTGCATTACTGTGTTGTCTGATCTTAAGAAATCATCACCTACAACATAAATTTGGAAGGTACGTTTTTCAATAGTGTCACCGTCGCTTACACTTACTTTAAATTCATAATAACGATTTAGTTTTTTACGACTTTGTGTTGCAATAGCATAATCATAACCTTGTGTGTCATAGTAGTAACTTTCAAAACCATTAGCACTTCTTAAACCAAAGTCAAATGCATAAGCGTCAAACTGTGTTGTATCATAAAAGCCTTGTCCTGCATTTTTATCTAATGCTAAAATAGGATCGATAATACCTACAAGTCTACCGTCAACTGTTAACTGTGTTCCTGGAGGTAATTCGCCGTCGCCGTCTGCTACATAATATTCTAAAGTGTCGCCTGCTGGTAAATCAGGATCAATTGCCGCAAGTTGAAAATCAATAATACTAGAATCTAAAACATAGAAACTGTTATTAGTACCAATAGGAAGTAGTCCTTCGTTCGTTGACCATACCGGTTCATCTGGACCTTGTACTTCAATAATGAATGTTCTATCTCTAATACCGTCCTCATTAGTTGCTCGTAGAACAAACTCAAACTCAGTATTTCTAGCAACTTCAAATGGAGTACCAATAATTTGACTGCTTGACAATCTCATTCCATCTGGTAATTTACCACTAATAAGTGTAATAACATCTGTGTTAAGTGTAATTGATGTTGCTGATCCAACATCTAAGTATACATCTTGTAAGTTATCTTGTGTATAAAGTAAAAAGTTAGAAACAATAGTTTTTTCAAAATCTTCAATAGTGTGTGTAGTACCTGTTTTATAATGTAGTACTTGCCCTGACAAATATGAGTAATAATATGTTTGGAAAGCACCATAAAAGATACCGCCAACATCAGGAATTACATTTCCGTTATATCCTTGTGATTTTGCCCAATAAAAGGTATTGTCTTGTGCTGGATAATAGTTATATCCGTCGGATGAAATTCCACCATTATAATCTATTGTTGTATCATTAATACCGTTAATAGTTAAAATTCTTCTTCCTAAGATAGGTGAAGTTACAGTATCATAATTGGCATCGTTTAAACCAGTTGATAGATATGAACTTGGTTTATAAAACGTGTTAGTTCTAAACTGTGGATCAAAGAGTGCAGTTTTTACAAATACAAAAGTATCTACTGAACTATCGTCAATTTCAATTAATGCTCGTTGTGCTAAAGCACCACCGTTGCCTACACCTAAGATTCTAATTTTAGTAGAGTCAACGTTTGAATAATTTTTTAGGTTAACAATTAATTCTTCAAGAAACTGTATATCAGGATGTTTGCTTTCAACAGCAATATTCCAATCTTGGTTAATACCTGTTGGAGCAATAAGAATATGATCACCTAAATAGTTTTGCCAGTCAGCAATCATGTTACTACCACTACCGCCATTATCGTGTAGCAGTATACAAACCGGAACAAGTTTATTGTTTAGTGCCGGAATTGACGGAATTCTAATACTAATATTATCATACACGTGATCAGTTACAGGATCATTTGGTGTATTAATTGTAATAGTTAAATCTGTTGTGTTAGTTACTTTAGGTACAGGATCTAAACTTAATGCACCTGTGCTAGGGTTAAAACCGCCACCTGCTTGTGTGGAAGGATCGAGCGGTAAGTCAATTGTAGTTGTTACCCTTTCTTGTAGGGTCGCTAACTTATATCCTGATTTTTGTGTCCAATTTGGTGCTGGCATTATCTATCCTCTAACTTAGTAGTATTTATCGGATATTAATGTTATTAAATTGAGCGTTGTTGTTTAGTTGATGGTCCTACAATATAAGGATATACAGGCTGTAAACTAGCATTTACTGAAAGGTGATATGCATAAGTTCCATTTGGATATTCTGGAGTTTTTGCAAATCTACCATTATATTCATCTAGTGTTCCTGTACCAACTTGATACTCAAAGTCGTTTACAAATGTTCCGGCAGTTTTTTCTGCATATAAATATCCTCGACCTGGGGGTTCACTTGAATAAAATTGATATGAACTAGTCATTCTAGTAACAACTGATAACGGATCATTAAAATCTGAATAACCAAATGGACCGTAAATAGGATAACCGTCAAAACAGTAACCTAATATTTTACTGTGACCATCTGCGTGTCTAAAGTAATCACCACTAAAGTTTGTACCACTATAATATGTCGGAGTAGGTGTAGCAATAGTTGTAATCATATTGTCATCCCATGCCGCACTTGCTTCTGAACTTCCTGTTGGTAGATTTAAAAACATACCAGACATATAATGATACTGTCCATTTGATTCAGGCCAGCCACCTGCATCATCACCACCGTAGTTTGATCTAAAGTTTACTGAGTTATATTCAAAACCTGTTCCAGGAGCATCGTCTTCAGCATCAAGACCCGGCGGAACTTGACCAATACCTGCATTAGGAGCATAAAATACTACACCGTTATTAAAAACACCAATTGGAGATAGTGATGCAATTAACTGCGGATTGCTTGTATTTTCTCCACCTCTGTAAGTAAATGAAAAACTATAGTTTTGTGCTGTTGCTGTATTAGAACTTGGTGCAAATTGGTTTTGCCCAAATGGTTTTCCAAACTTTGCTGGATTAGGTAAACCGTTTGATGTAATTGTTAATGTTGCCATATCTTATCCTATGCTAGTAACCCCGAATCAAATGTTCTATCATCTGGTAGTAACATTTGACCAAAATCAATATCTGTTTCGTATATTAACCAGTCACTTAGTCCTCTTACGTTGTTATCTAGTGTACCAAAATCAAAACCTGCTGTGTTTGGTTCAATACTACGAATGTCAATTCCATATACCAAACCGTTAACATTACCAGTTAGTACACCTTGTAAATTACTTGCTGTTAATGTATTTACATTAAAAATATCGTTACCCGCGGCATCAAGGTTTGCACTTAATTCCGGAGATGAATCTGTTGAAAGTACAGTTGCTACATCAAAAATAACATCACTGCCAGCAACTCTAGTAGTTACTCCAGTACCACCTGCAAGTCTAACGCTATCACCGTCAGCAAGTATAACACTTCCAGCATCTGATACAACAACTAATTGCTGTAATCCACCTGTAGCATTTACAGTAATACCTTGTGGTGAACTTGTTAACGAAACGTTTGAACCTGCAACTAATTTTTTAAGTTGAATTTCAGCACCAACTTTTTGTGAGAAAAGACCTTCCCCAATGTTTCCTACGTTGGTTACTGTAGTTGATTCCGGCGCTCTAAGATCTAGGTCATCAAAGTTTTGATTTACTTTAATAAACGCTTCACGGAGATCGTCGCCAGTTCCGTCGTTTGCAAGTGTTCCAATGTTAATTGTTTGTAAAGCCATTATATCTACCTTCTATAGTGTATTTATCCTTATCCTTTAGTGAAGCCACTTGAACTTGTATACTTAATTTTATCAGGTGAATTTAAAGGAAAATATACTACCTTATTTGTACCACCATATAACCGTGGTGTAGTATTTGCGTACACATAATCATCTGGACCACCTGTGTCATATAATTCTTCTTGGGCTATATTTTGTAACCAGTCTTTAAATTGTTGAGCAGTTGCACCTGGATTTGCCTGCATATACAAACAACAAATTCCTGCAATTTGAGGAGCCGCCATGCTAGTTCCACTAATTCTTGCAATATAGTGTGCATTGCTTTCCGGGTGTGGTTGTTTTGTGCTATAAGTTGATTGTGTACCTGTGGCACTTGTAATTTGTGTACCAGCGGCATTAATATCTAATCTTTCGCCACGTTCACTTGATTCTGCTAACATTTCTTCACCGCCAAAATCTGTATTATCAATGTTGCCAACCCATACAGTATCTAATGAATGTGGTGAACTAGGTCTATTATAATATATAGGGTTACCTGCTACAATGTAGCCGGCCCATGATTCATTAAGTGTGTAATAACTGTTATAACGTGTACTACCATATTGTCCTGAAGCCTGGCCAGCACAAGGATGATATCCATTACCTGCGGCTTTAATGCAAATAACACCAGCATCAGTTAATTGTTCTTGTTCAACATCTGCTGGAAGATATTCCATAGGGTGCCTTGAACCTGTACACCCATATTGTGCAAATGTTGCCGAACTAAATGTTTGTGGTGCTATGTTTTGGTTAACTCCTCTAAACCAAATAGTTTGAATATTTGGAGGAGTAAAAAAATCTCCGTTATTGTAGTACCAACTGTAGCCCCAACTTTGATTTACTACTGTAGGACGTTTATAACCTGTTTTAGGATCTACTGGTTTTTGTTCGTGGAATAATCTTATTAGATCGTATCTATCAGTATCTATTCTATAACCAGTTCCGCCAAAAATTCTCATGCTGTATATAGTTGCGTTCTTTGCCCAGCCATACGTTTTACCTGCGGCAATACCACAACAATGGCTACCATGTGCGCCACCTGGGTTTGAGTCGTTGGAACCTGGCGAATAAAAGTTCGCAGGCATTGATCCTGCTAATCCGGTTAGTTCATACCAATCAACTTGTTGGAATCGTGTATTACCGTCTGCATCTTCCCATTCAGGATGTCCTGTTGGGTCAACACCGTCGTCTTGAATAATTAAATCAACGCCAGTTCCGTCCAGTGTATATGTATAGTCTGCATTATTTGTTGTTGAAGTATCGTCAACAGCGCCTAGGGATTTTTGAATATGTCTCCATAATCCCCAGTTAACACTATTTTGTGCATTGTTAGTTGATCTTTGAAAATTTCCTGTTTGTGTTGCATAAAGTTCTTGTGTTTCGTCTAGTGGTCTAGTTGATACAGATAAAATTCTTGGGTCTGTTGAAAGTGTTTGTGCTTCTTCGTCAGTCAAATTGTAGTGTGTCATTCTGTTGTTAAATTGACGAGCATTTACTACATCAACTGATCTATCAGGTATTGCATCTGAAACAGAATCGTCCATTGAAGTATCACGTTGTAGGTCTGCATCTAACTCTGCAACGTCAACACCTTTTACAGTTACTACAATATATTCTTTTTCCATAATTTAAATTAATCCTGTCTTAATGCTCTATGTCCTGCAAAAGGAAAATAAGCAATTCTATTCACACCGTTATATAAACTTCTTGTATTTGAGAAAAACGTAGACGCATTATTTTCGTCGGTATCACCTTGGAACATTAGGCCTTTAATACTACCTTGATTATGCCACCACTGTCTTGCTTGTGCTGGCGTCCACCCTGGGTTAAGTTGCATCAACAAACAAGTCATTCCACTAATTTGTGGTGTACTCATACTTGTTCCTGTATAGTTTGCTACGGCAGTCGGACTTGAATTATATGCACTAACAATATCAGTACCAGCAACCCACACATCAACCCTTGGACCTTTGTCGCTTGATGTTGCAGTTGCTTCTTCACCGTTATATAATCCACTATCTAGATTACCACAAACAATAGTGTTTGGACCAATGTTGCCTGCACCTCTGTTATAGTAAATAGGACTTCCTGCTGTAATGCCGCCTGTTGTAATACTTCTAGTAATATAGTTGTTGTAATCGATGTCTCCAACGGAGCATAATTTTTGTCCTTGGTTACCTGCACTTTTTACATATATTACTCCAACCTCTTCCATTTCTTCAACTTCAACATTTAGGTTATAAAGGTTAGCGTTAAATCTATTTGAAATATCTCCAATCATTCCATATTGTGATGATTTGACTGTGCCTACACTACTGCCTCTAAACACAATATCAGTTATGCTTGTAAAGTATGCTTTGTATCCCCAACTAGCACCAACTATGGTCGGACGCTTAACACCAGTAATTGGGTCTGGTGTTTTTGCTTTGTGAAATTCTTTAATAGCATCAAACCAAGCACTTGAACTAATAGTGTTCATATCTAAGCAATAGATATTTGCATTCTTTGCCCAACCGTAATCTTTACCTACAGCCGTACCACAACAGTGGGTAGCATGATAACTTGATCCTGATATGTTGTCATAGTCCTGTGTTAACTCAGCACCCATGTTTGGAAGTGTGTTCCATTGGAATCTTTGTAAACGACTATTACCGTCTTTATCTTCCCATTGTTCATGATCGTATCTAAATTTAGTTTCTTGGTGTACATAATCAACACCAGTACCATCTAAATGGTAATCATAAGTTCCGCCAATATCACTAGTTACATTTGAGCCCCATGGATTGCTTTCATTTACGTGTCTAGTAAATGCCCAATTATCTCTAGTAGTGCTTGTACCATCTCTTTGGTTGTTTAATTCTTGTTGATAGTCTGCCCATTCATCGTCCCAAGTTAATGGTTCGTTTACACCACCTACCCTTGGATCATTCATTAATGCTTCTGCTTCAGCATCAGATAATTCTACTTCAAAAATACGTTGACTTGACGGACGAGTATTTACATTATCAACTTGTCTATCAGGAATAATATTACTATCAACCCAACTGTCGCTAGTTGTGTCTCTGTTTAGTTCGTCCATTATTTCTGATTTATCGTATCCTTTAACTAAAGACACTACATAATGTTTCATAGTTACTCCTTAAACAATAGTTAAATTACCAAGCATGGCTGAGTGAAGTGTACATTGATATACTAGTGCTGTATCACTTGGTTCATGTGGTACTTCAAATATTTGTGTTCCTGTTTGCGATCCGCTTACTCCTTCACTAAATGTACTACCACCATCTTCTGTTCTAATTGCAAATGGATGTGAAGAACCTGTTGTATTTTTAAAGATATATGTTGCACCTCTGTAAAGTGTTAGATTCGGATTATCAGTTGTGTTGCTTACACCCGGACCTTCAAGTCTATAAGCAGTTGTACCACTGTTTGTAACTGTATAATGATAAACTGGTCCGCCAACAGCAACCCAGTTAGTGCCATTGTAATATGTCATGTCACCTTCACTAGGACCAGTAACAACAACACCGCCTGCAATCGCGGCATTAACTGTAATATTACCTTCAGCGTCACTAGTTGTTGAAACGTTGTTACCACCAATAATTTTAATGCTTTCTTTATTTTCAACAGTACGCATTGTTGAATCATCTGCGCCAATAAAGAATGAATATGGTTGAGTTACTCCTTCAAATTGGGAACCGTTCCACCATTGAATTTCACCAACTGATGAGTTATAAATTATATCACCTTTTTGTCCTACAAGAAGGTTAACACCGTCAGTATCAAAAATACCTAATCTTAATGGTGCTCTTTGAATTACAACAGCATTCGCGGCATCTAGTATCAAGTTACTTGCACTTGTTAATGTTGGAATACCTGTGCTTGATGAAACAATCTCATCTGCTGAAATTTGTGTAGCATTAATATTTGTAACTGCAAGTGTGTTAGTGTTTGCATCAAATGTGAAGTCTGCATCACCTGCTAACGATCCGCCATCATTATATTGTACTGTTCCACTAATACCACCCGGAGTGCTTCCACCTCCTCCAGTTGATGTAATTGTAATGCTATCTGCAACATTATCAGTTGTTAGTGTAATTCCAGAACCTGCAACAAGTGTTAGTGTATCACTAATAGAATCTGCGGAAACTGTGTTTTGTCCTGCAACAGCAAAATTAACAAACGTATTTGTGCTTGAACTTACTGAAGTCCAAGATAATGTTCCGCTACCGTCTGTTACTAAAACTTGTCCGTTAAGTCCATCACCATTTGGTAAAATAAATGTTGTATTACCACTTAGTGTTGCCGGTGCTCTAAACGCTGAGTAGTTTTGATTATCACCAGCATAATATCTTACTTCACCTGCACTTGAAAGTTTAACATTATCATTAAATGTTACTTCGTTACTAGTACCACTTACATTTCCGTTTACAGTAATATTTGTGGTAGTAAATGTTGTTGATGTTAGTACCTGTGTTGCAAGTGTGTTTGTACTAGGATTATATGTAATACCTGCGTCAGTATGTAATGTTTGCCCACCTGCACTACCTTGTGAAACAAAAGTTATAAACTGTGAAGTTGCAGTAGCATCAAACTGTGTGCTTACAGTTGCCGCATCTAAGTTGTTTAGTGGTCTTGGTCTCCACTCACTATTACCGCCATTCCAACTTAATACATAATTGTCTTGTGGAGCAACAGTAATAACGTTTACATCATCTAAGTCACCAAGTTCTGCAATAGAACTAGAAACTGTACCCGGTTGCCATCTTTGATTTAAGTTACTCCAGATAAGTGCTTGTCCGTTGTTTGGACTTGCCGCATCTACATCTGTTAAATCATCTAATGCACCAACAGTAATTGTAACATTACCTTGTCCATCAGTTGTAGTAGTAATACCAGTACCACCTAAGAAACTAATTGTTTCATTGCTCGAAACTGTTTTTGCTTGTCCGTCATCACCAGCAGTTGACCAACCAGCAAACGCTGAGGATTCATTTTGTAAAGGAACCCAAGAACCGCTGTGTGCAAAATATCCTTTGCCTGTTGCGTGTACATGAGCAAACATACCGTGGTATGTACTTGCATCTGGTAAATCTGCTTCTTCTGCAAATACGTTTGAGAAATAAACTTTACCAGTTGAATTAATATCTAGTTCAGTTGTATTACCTCTGCTTAAAATACTGTTTAGTGTATCTGCTTCTGTAACAACGTTAGTTAATTTAAAGTTTCCTGAAGCATGATCGTAGTATAAAACTTTTCCATCATCTGTTGCACTAACATTATCAACATTAGATAAACTTGATAACGTAGTACCTTGGATCCGAGCATCAACTCTAGCAGTTGAAAAATATAAGTTTGACAAGCCTTCATTAACTTGATCAGTAGTTGTACCAGCCGCTAAAAATCCTGTGTCGTTTGCAAACGCACTTAACGCTGTTGGTACAGTAGGAATAATTGGTTTGTTAGTAAGATCGTTATAGTCACCACTAAATGGATTGTTAAACGAAACTCCGTTAATTGTTACGTCAGTTGCATTAATTGATCCAACGTTAGTAACACCAGCACCACCTAGATCTAAATTATCACCTACCGGTAGTTCTTTAATTTTATTGTCATCGAGCGTGTCGACTATAAGTGGTATTCTATTTGCCATTATGTTTTCCTATACTCATATTTATTTTATACTGCATTTGCAATTTCTCTCCAAGCACCATTTAAGTAAACTACCATAGTTTGAACACCATTAGTCATTGGATCCCAACCACTGCCGTCTGCTATTGCTACCATACCGTCTGCTGGTGATGTCGGAGCCGATGTTAGTACAGATAGTTTTGCTAATCCAGTTATGGAAACACCATATGATACAGTATCTAATTTAACATTATTTTGATAACGTAATTCTACACCTTGACCAACAAGAAATCTTGCAAGTGTTCCACCACTTGTTCCATCAATAACAAAAGAATCTGGTGTTCTAACATATATAAATCCTCGTGAGTTCTGTAATCTTGCATTTGCTCCGTCATGATAAAAATCTAAGTCACTATCCGTTCCTAAAAACAAATGATCGCTATCTTGAAATATAATGTCATTTCCATTGGTATCTAAGTTTCCACCAAGTTGTGGGGTTGTGTCTGAACTTAATTCTACAGTTGTTAAATAATCAGTCCCTGCAACCGCCTGTGAAATATTACCAGCACCGTCTGCTTTTACTAATCCGTTAATAGCACCTACAACTGGATCTGTTTCTACAACACTAATACCTGTTAGTGCTGAACCATCTATTGCAGGTAAAGCACCTGATAAGTTTGCCGCTGGAATCTTAGCATTGATAGCATCTACAAGTAGTGTACTATCTTCTGCAAAAACATTTCCGCTAACATCTGTTGCAACGTGTCCATCTTCAAGTGCTGTAAGTTTTGTATAAACTTCTGTAAAGTTAGTGTTTACTTTATTAAAGGCAACTCTAATTGGATCGCCATCACCCTTATTTGCACTTGACCCAATGTTTATAGTTAGTTGTGCCATTATACTCTCCCTACCACTGCTTCAATTACGCCATGTCCGGGATCGTCTTTGGCTTCTAGTGCTTTACCAATTACAGTACCTACCTTAGCATTATTGTTTGCTATTGCAAATCCTGGAATACTTGCTGAAACTAACAAGTCTCCTTTCTTAACAATACCAACAACCTTAACTGGAGTACGTCCTTGTAAAGCAACCGCTGTAACATGATTACCTTCTAACTGGCTGTTCATTAAGTGTGCAGGATTTTCTGAAACAACGCCTGCTACCCTTGTGTCGTCTTTCATCTTAGTAGTTGTAATTTCTTCTTCACCACCAAATATTAATACAGTACCTACTTCGTAATCTGCATCTGCTAGATAGTTCTCAGCCAAGTCAGCGTATCTTGCTTGTGTTGATGTTCCATCATAAACACCTGCGTAAAGTGTATTGTATCTTAATGAAGCAGTACCAATATTGTATGTGTTATTCTGACTTGGTTCAAATCCTGATGTTGTAGTTCTAAGAACCATTTCACCATCGGAAATTAATCCAATTTGTCCTGCGGCAGTATAACCTGTATTAGCACCAACTGATATACCTGTACTTGTTGCATCAAGTTCTCCTGGTGCTTCAATAAATGAACTGTGTATCCAATCTACAGCAAGTCTACTTTCACCTGCTAGTGCAGAGTTAGTTTGGAAGAATCCTTGTGTAACACCTGTGTTACCAATATTAACGCTTCCTGGAATTTCAACTGTTGGTGTAACTGTACCTGCTGATGAAAGGAATAATGCACCACCAGGTGTAGTAAATTGAATTTCAGTACCACTAGTATCTGCAATCAAGTAACCATCAATCTTAAGTCCTTGCATATCAGCATTACCTAAGTTGTCAGTTTTAATTAATGAATTAATTGCACCAGTTGTTGTAACATTCTCTTGTACACCGCCACCTTCGTTAACGATTGTAGTAAATGGAATTTCTGTAACATCACCTGAACTTGAATCACCACTTGCTCTACCTAGTGCAGTACCATCAGCAATATTAATAATTTTTCTGTAGTCTAATGCACCATTGTCAATAGTAATCCAGCCATTATCTGCTGTAAAGATATCACTATCGAAACTAGCAACACCTAGGTCATTTTGTGTAATGCCTGTTGCGTTTGCTCTTGTACTTGCATTGTTAAGAGCAAGTTTAGTTTGTTGAATACCTGCGGCAGAATTAACGTCTGCATCAATAATACTGTCTGGTGCAATTCTGTATTCTACAGTTGCTCCATTAGCATCTCTCGATACTACAATGTTAATATCACTTGCGGCATCTTCAACTAAGTTTGCCCATTCAAAGTGTGGACCGTCTTCCATCTGTGCCGAAACACCGCCGGTTGTTGTAATAATATCTTGAGTATTAAATGTTCCACTTGCAGGAGTGTAAACTAACAAGTTGTAATTAACACCACCTACTGTAACATTTTCTACTGTAAGAATTGTACCAGTAGCATTTGTAAAGTTACCTGTAATAACATCGCCTGCTTGGAAGTTACCACCAATTGCTGGTTGTGTGTAAATTCTATATTTGCCTGTTGAACCAATTAACTGATCAACATCTAAGTTGTTAAATTCAGTATCAACTAGTTCGCCAATTGTATCACCTTCTTTAATTAATCCATCAACATAAGATTTAGTTGCGGCATCCTGAGCACCTTGTGGATCACTTAGTGATTCAATTCTGTATCCACCAGCATTCAAGTTACCTGTCATTGATGTAGTACCATCACGTGCTAGTACACCTGGACCAATAATATTTGGATTTATATTTCCACCGTGGTCAAATCCTAAACGTCTAGTAACATAACCACGCACCGCTGATTCAACTGGAACTGTATCAGTTGAGTTGTCAGTCATGCCGTCATCGGCACTAAATTCTGCTACAACAACACCACGTTTAAATCCAATACCGTCCAAGTTACTTAATGCAATTGAAGCACTAAATGTAACTGTACCAGTACCTTGGTCAACTGTAAAGAATCTACCTACGCGGAAGAAACCATCTTGGTCAGTTGATACGTAGAAACATCTACCTTTATCTCTTTCATCAACTTCTCTGTCTTGGTCTTTAGGTTGTGTTGCTTCACCTAGTACAACGTTCGGGAAGTTAGAAGTATTATAACCACCAGTACCAATATTTAGGAAGTCGTGTCCTGTTGCTCTACATAGTGAAATGTTAACAGTAATGTTACCACCTTCACCTGCGGCTAAACCTGCTCTTAGTGTTACGTTATTAGTTGCATTAACAACAGTACTGTTTAGACCTGTACCAGCATAACTAGCATTAACGTTTGTACCAGCAACATCAGTAATTTGAATAGTACCATAACCAACACGTTGAGTATAATTTGTAATTTGATGTAGTTTACCATCCCAGGCAAAAATCATATCACCTGCGTTCAATCTATCAAGCACAGGTTGTGATAAGATACTAACAACAGCAATAACAACGTCACCCTGTGTAGCACCCATTGTTGTTCCTACGCCTGCATAGGTATTAGTTGCGGCATTAGTATTATCAACAACTAGTTTAATGTATTCATATGGCGAATCAAATCTAGTAATCTTTTCTGTTCCTGGTAATGCATTACCTAACGCATCTGTTGTTCCAAATGATAATGTTCTATAAACTTTACCTGGGTTTTGGTCAAATATCAATGCTGAACTTGGTCTTGAACTTACTGACTCAACACCATCAATATGATGCGACAAGTTCATTCTAATCATACCAATTGAACCATCTACTGGAACTGCTTTAAGTCCTGTTGTACTTGTACTATCTGTACCAGTTGTAGCAAGGTTTAATCTATAAACTGTGCCGTCAATGTATGCACTAGATTCAATCTGTCCTGTGTTTTGTACAGTTGTAATTTCGTAACGTGTTGTTCCTAATTGTCCACCATGGTCAATTTCAACTTCTGAGTTTGCTAGTGGTACAAATGGCAATTCGTACACATACATATAAAGTTGATCAAGAGCGTGTGTATAATCAGCACCGTCATCGTAAATTCTGATAGGACGTACCATGTCATGTTTAGTAGTAATAATGTCTGGTACTTCGTTTGGATCAGAGCCAGTTGCAACTAAACCGTATTCACCATATGCGTTAGAACCGTTTAGTGATCTAATTTCACCACCTTTGTCTGCGTAGTAAGCCGCTTGACAGTAGTAAGTAAATTGTGATACAAGTTCTGATAAACCAGTGTTAGTAACAACAGTACCGTAACCTAAGTCGTTAACCTGTGTAAAGTCGTTTGCCAACATTGATCTATTACCTGGTGTTTGTAATACAATGTGTGTTGGTAGTGGTTCACTAAATCCTGCACCACTGTTTGATGTTGGATCAAGTAATAGTGTAGCAGTACCTGCCTGCTGATCGTAATTTGTAAATGAGTTAACTTGGTAACGTTTACCTTGAATATAGAACGGACAAGGAACGTTTGGTTTCTTAATTCGTAAGCCTTCGCCTAATGCACTCTGTACGTTAATGCTGTATGCATTGTTAATGCCAGTTACAACAGTTCTCAAGTTACCAACGAAACCGTCGATAAACATACCACCAGCAAACGTTTGTTTGTTTACTGATTTACTAAACGATGTACCAGTTTGCATATAAGGTGATTTAGTAAGCACAATACCTTCTGGATCTAGTACTGCCATAAATCCACCGTGTCCAGTAACACTCATATTTCTTAAGATAGTTGTGTCGTTCATTAAGAACACATCCATCTCATCGTTGTTCTTAGGTGGATTATAATCACTATCAAATGCGTATAATATTGATGTAATAAAGTTACTTACGATTGTTTGTACTGCTGTCGAAGATGCAATAACATTAGTATTGATGTAAGTTGCAATGTGTTGCATACCAGAACGACAGTCTGCGTCAATACCTGTTTGATTCCAGAACTTGCCTTGCATAGTAAGAACATTTTCTCTACCACCTTTGCGTAAGTCTGCAACAATAGCATCAACAATGTACCCTGTATCTCTTCTGCTCTTTGTTTCTTCAGTACCTGTTAGAACTCCAAGTGCATTAATGTGTGTAACAACAGCGTCTTGGATATCTGATTTTGCTTCTGCAATAGCACTTGCTTCTGTATTATATCCGCCAGCATTAGTATATGAAGGACCAATGTCTGTTACAGAAGTATGATCTCTTAAGTAATGATAACCATAACTAGTTGAATCGAGTGCAGGTAAAACAGATAGACCATTTTGAATAACATTACTAATGATACCCATTAATGTATCTACTTGTGTAGACGCCGCCGCTTCGCCGTTTGTACCAGAAATTGTTTGTGTAGTTTTAGACTGTAAAGATCCGTATGCAGTATTTGTTAAAATATAATCTGTTACTAGATCTCTTGTAAAGTCAATTGCCGCCGCAGTTTGCCCTTCTTGTCCATTAATTAAACTTGAAGTACCTTCATAATAGCGTGAAGCATTAAAATGTGTCTTTTCATTTCCACCCCATTTTAGATCATAAATGATACCATCTAAAATAAGTCCTGTATCTCTTTCACATTTCTGTGCATCGTACGTAAACCCTGACCAAATTCCTGTGTTTAAAGATATTTGGTAATTAATCCAAGCAATAGTTTCGTCTTTAATATATTCTTTATTATCTTCTAATAGTGAAATAGCATCTGGATTGTAAGATGCTTTTAAATCCAATCCGTCAAACTCGGGCTCTCTATAGAAGTATGTTTCTGCCCAACGTGACTGTGAAACACCATCTTTTGGTTTAACAATAACACGTCTAAATTCGTCACCTTTTAGTGAAACACCTACTGGAACTTTAATTGGGAAGTGTTCAAAGTAAGTTCCACTTTCAATGTGGATACTAATATTCTTAATTGTTAATCTACTGCCATATTGTAATTCTTCACCAACAACAAATTCTTTTGGTTCTAATAATTCAAGTTCAATAATATCAGCAACACCAACATCACCGTCTCTGTCAACAGACACAATTCTACCAACTGCACCTGACTGCTTACCAATAATAAGTTTACCTGGAATTAAGTCTTGGTTTGTAACAACGTTTTGATCAACATAACCTTGTCCGCCATGTGAAATGTGTATTGTCCAAGTACTACCTTCAACAAGTTGTGGAGCCGCTGTTTTATAATCAGGACCAACAATAATAGTTTTAATAATATCCCATTTAGCACCAACTGATGTTTGACCAACTAGATCGACAGTTTGGTTAGTGTCAACTTGTTGTGTATATGTAGATTGGTAAAGATTTGTTTCTAGTGTATTAGTAATAATTTTTGCGTGTAACTGTTTTGCAAAGTTAAGAGAAGCAATAGTTTCTGTTAACTGAGTTCTTCTTGCAATTTGACCACTTGCTGAACTGTAGTATCTTAAACCAGCATTTCTACTGTGGTAGTTTGCAAGTGTGCTATCAAGAACATCAAGAACAATACCATCTGCAATAAGTCCTAGGTCTCTGCGGCATAGTTCTCTATCATATAACAACGATGGATATGTTTCATCGAGATATGCAATAGTTTCTTCAATTAAGAATTTTCTGTTTAGGTCTGTTAGAATTTTAACTTCTTCGTAACCGCTTGATGTAGTAACACCCGAATCTGTAACAAGACTTTTTCCTGCACCATTATTGTATGTAATGTCTTGTACATATGGTCCAACGCCCAATGGTGAAGTATCAATAATTTCTTCTGCTTTAGCACAGGCCGCCGCCAGTGTTTTGTAAGCATAGTTCCATGCTCTACCTTCTTGACCAACTGGAACATTAGCCATGCTGTCGTCACCACTTGTTGCAACATATAAATTAGCAACGGATGGAAACGCACTATTGTCTACATAAAGTTTTGTAGCCGCTTGTAAATCTGTTTCACCATTTGGTGTACCTGCACCTGCAAATGAACCTGGATGATCATGTAATGTTAATGCACCAACCATTGTGTCGCCTTGTCTACGAACAACACTTTGTCTTGGCATTGCTTCTGTACTAATAAAGAAGCCTTGTAAACTTGAATCATACTCGGCATCAGTCATTGACTGCGTACCAGTACCTGTTCCTGTAGTTAAACTAATTTTAACTCTAGTTTCGTCGTCGTTATTTTGTGCTTCATCAAGAGTTGTATGAACACTTAATTGTGTGTCACTTACAAAGCGTAAGTAATATGTATTACCACTAACTAAACCAGTTGCATCAGTTCCTGTTGAATTATACTTGTATGCAATACCATTTGATGTAGAAGTAAATCCGTGTCCACCATTAACAACAATATTACCATTTGCGTAACTGCTAATTACAAAAGTATAACTTGAAGCATCGGCAGGCTCTGTACGTACACGAACTTGTCCTTCAGCACCTGGTGACCCAGCACTTCTTAAAAATCTACTATCTGCATACCCTTTGGTAATTACAAGATCATCAATATCAAAGTTAGTACCATGTGCAGAGTTTAACGAGTTTACAGCGGCTTGTGAAACTGCCGCGTTAGCAATAGCCTGGTTTGCCGCATTTAGAGGACCACCTAAACTTGGAACACCGTCTGTACTAACAACTGAACTTGTATTTGAAATAACAATCTGTTCTGGACTTGTTGTTTGGATTGTCATACCTTGGCCAGCAACCAAAGTCTTCATTTCAATTGCACTACCTTGTGCGTTTGCCATTGGTACTGTATATGGTGTTAATACTGACGGAACATCACTTAAACTTGTAAAGTTAATTTGTCCACCGATACCAAATACTGCGTATAGTTCTGTAAAGTTTTCGTTTACTTTATTAAACGCTTCACGTATCGCGTCACCGGTATTATCGTTACCCTCTGTACCAATGTTAATAATCTGTTTTGCCATTTGCTATTCCTAAAGTCCTATTGATTCCCCACAACCGCAACTTGATGTTGAAGCAGGATTTGTAATGTTGAAGTAAGATCCAAATAATTCTTTTTTGTAATCAACTGTTGATCCTATCAAATACATAATACTTGTACTATCTATAGCAAACTTGCCATTTTCTAGATCAATTACTTCATCGTTATCTTCTAGCGTGTCCTCTAATGACCAATCATACATGAATCCTGCACAGCCACCACCTTTTAAGGATAGTTTTACGGCTGGTTTTTGATGCTCTTTAAGCATACTGTTTAGATGTTCTTTTGCAGAATCAGTTAATGTTACTACTGTCATTTTTAAAACCTCTCATTGTTATTTACCTTTATTTCTATAATCTTAATGTAATTATAAATATATGTGTTATGTTTTTAAGAACCGAGCAAAAAATTCAGTACTACCTACGTAAAGGTAAGAAGGGTCAGCACCATCCTTATAAACGTAAGAAGACGATTGTGTTCTTCGAATGTGATAATTGTCACGAAGAATTTACCCGTGACAAAGGACAAGTAGATCCTAAACGTTTAAATGATGATTATTCACACGTTTGCCCTAAGTGTGATCCTAAAAGATTTGCACAGAAAAAAGGTGTGCAACAACGAAAGAAATTAAACTTGCCTGTAGATAGTATGGACGTTGACATTAGCAGTCTATAACTTTTTAATGCCAACTCCATTTAACTAATTATTCGGACTTCCAAATAGTCCAAGCACCGTATGCGATTGCCCCGTATGCGAATAGAGCCGCGATAGGTTTAAAAATAAGAAAAGTTAGTCCGGCTACTACTAATACTACACCGTCTAATGTTGTACGCTCTTTTAAACGAGCATTAATCCATTTTTGTAACATAAGTATCTCCTTTTGTGTAGAAATATTTATATTAGATAGATTCGTACAATTTAATGCTGGCTAAGTTTTTGGCTTTAGATTCTACCATAATATCTGCACGATCACGGAATGAAAGAGCCCATTCGTTAACTGCCGAATTCCACATAAAGTCGGAGTGAGCACGTAGTTTCTGCTTCTTATAACCGTTCATAAGCAGATATTCCATATCAGGCATTTCATCTGTAGGCCATTCTGTAAGTAGATCTTCACGTGATACTGAGTAGTGAATAACAGGACGCACACCACGCCAACTATCAATTATGCGATCAAATCTACGATCGGTGGGTTGAATGTATTCTCCACTAGCGACCCAGTGGTGGTGTATGTCAAGAACGAGTGCGACGTGGTTGGCAAGTTCCAGGCTGGCGTCGATGCCCCAGGACATTTCGTCATTTTCAATTGTAATACAGTTTCGTGCTTCTGGAGACAGTCTTGGAAGGACGTCGATGATACCGGCTGGACCTTGTCTGCCTGAGATGTGGACGTTACACTTGAAGTCTTGCCAATTGTTACCGTAACCCATCCACCTGGCGATGTCAATGTGATACTCAAATTCTTCTATGCTCCGTTCAACGATATCAGGATTATCTGACGCAAGTACAGTAAACTGACCAGGATGCATAGAAAGCCTAACATCCAGTTCACGAGCCTTTGCGCCGACGTGAGCCAAGTTCCTTTCACAATATTGTCGTACATCAGGCTTGCGCCAGAAATAACTCCAAGTAGGCTCAGTATAAACAGGTAGGACGTCACTTCCCAACCTAACCATACGTAATTCATTCGGTAGTCCTCCTACATAGTTAACAAGGTTCCAATAACTTTGTATGTTATGAACCATAATGTCCCATAGACGCTGTTCAGCAACATCACGTGTTTGCCTATTCAACCAAGCAACAGTTGTTGCTTTTGTATTTAACGGTCGTTGAATCTCCTCTAGCAGTTTCTTCTTCTGCGTTTGATCAGGATGCATATATTTGCAGGCAAAGCCTATACGTTTCGTAGTCGATTCCATGTGTCTTCCCAGTTTTTAATATTATAGCAAATTCCTAGATCGTTGTCAATGATTTGTTTTTTCAAAGGATAGTCATTTCCTTCAGGATACATAGCATCACCAAAAAAGTGTAGTGTATCATTTGGACTAAAATCTCTTAAGATTTGTGATTTGTCATTGCCTTTTGGAAAAACATCAATGCCTGTTTCACCGCCAACCTTAGCACTTATCTCTGGGAACATAGTTTCGAACGCTCTTGCTATTCTATCTCGTTCGTTTATCCTTAAATCATGCTCTACATATAGTTTACGTTCACCTACAGTAGCATTACGTCCTACTACACTAAAATTACACATACCAGGTCTATGCTCAAAGTGTAGTCCTGTACGTAGTGGGAATTCGCTTTCGTTCATGCATTGTGTTAAAAACTGTTCTGCTATTTCAGGTAATTTCCAATCTGTTGTATAAACATTAGTTCCTGCTTCGTAAACATCACTGCCTGAACAGTTGTAAACTTTTTTAACATTTTCGCAAATGTCAGAACCAATTTGTTCAACAGTTTTTTCGTAATCACTGCCTGTTACAAGATATACATTATTTGAATATGTAAATTCTAAAAACCAACGTTGAAACTCAACGTTCATTTTTTGACGACTCGGAGTCAGAGTACCGTCCACGTCAAATATGAATCTTTCCATTTACTGCTTTTTCCTTACTTGTGGCTTAGGTTTACGTTCTTGCGGTTTTTCTAAAATGTTACGAATTGTATAAAGTTGTTCAATAACATCTTCAACTAGGTCTATGTCACTTGGCTTGTCTGTATCAAGATCAAGTTCTATTTTAATTTTCATTTTGTTGTCCGTCTAAATATATATGAATTTTCTTTGCTCTATCTTTTACAAGTGTTGTATAATCAGGATTAGTACTCCACTTGTTTAAAAAATCTATTTGTTTATCTATATCAAAATTGTGATCGTTAAATTGTTTTACACGTTCTGCTCTAAATTCTGTGTAAGCCGGATGGGTGTTAATAATTCTAATCATGTCTTTAACACTTGCACATTTACTTCTATACTTTTTAACACCAAAGTCGGCATCAGGTAAGTCAATCGGTTTTAATTGAGGTACGTTAGGATCCCAGGTTCTAATGCCAAAAAGGTTATTTCCATCTCTTGCAAATCTACTTTTGCCATAGCCTGTTTCAAGCACAGCCATTGCTATAATAATATCTCTATGAATTCTTTCTCTAGGTTCAATACCTAAGTTCCAAAAGTCAACACAACGAGCAACACCTTTAACAAATTGTTCGTCGGTAGTATAATCAATTGCAGGTTCTAAAAATCCAAACTCAGACCATTCGTTTGCAAATGCTTTTTGCATTTTAGCAGTCCATTTGTCTGTAATCCAATGATTAGGAAACCAAGTGCCTAGCCCAAATGTAGAAATAATCACAACTACACCTGCAAGAAAATATGTTATTTGTTTTTTGACTTTTTTACTAATCATATGACTATATTATAACTAACTTTGTTTGAAAAGTCAAGTCCTATTTCCAATTTTCTTTGCACCAAGGATCAATGCAATCTTTTGGATTCGGATCACCATGAAAAACTGCAACACTTGTTTCGGGTAGAATTTTTGGTACGCCAGGAGAGACAAAGTTGCGTTTACCTGTAATACGTGTCATTTCGGGTCTGCCACGCATTTCCCATTTATAACTTTGTATCCATTCGTCAGGCCAAAAGTTAAATTCTGAACGAACATTTTCATATAGCCAATCTTGATCTCCATGATATCTTTTTGAATGATATCCAGGCTGTTCCATAAACCTTTGATATACAACCTTGTGTTGTCCTGTTTCTAATCTAAATATACTAGAGTTCATTCGAGACCATGTCGATTGCATTGATCTATTAAAATCTCTAATAACACAGAACTCACCTGCCTTATATGTAAACAGTTTATCTATGTTATCAAAGATAATAACATCTAGATCAATATAAAGTACTGTACCATGTATTCCTAAATTAGGATTAAAGAACATAGTCTTGTACCACCAACCATTAATTTCAGGATGCTTTTGAATAGGCATAACTTGTATGCCCGGGTTAATTCCTGTAGCATCTTCTGTAAAGCAGACAAAGGTATGAGGTACTGTTAGATTACGACTAACCATACTATGCAAAGTGTTTACATACTCAGCACTATATTTGTTACCGTATTTTAAGCAAACAACATAGTTAGCCACTGTGCCCTCCTTACATTGATGTATTTACTGGACCGTATGATTTAGTATTCATTGCTTTCATAGGATTAGCACCCAAACTTAACGTTACCCTTGGACCTATAATCATAGGTTTGTGATTTGTTAGTCTTGGTAATAAAATTGCATCACCCGGATTTAGTGTGTAGATTGTTTTTTCTTGAGTATCTTTATCAGTTACTAAGTAAGCAACCTGTCCGTATCCTTGAATTAGTAATACAGTTTCATAGTCATTATGAAGCATTAAACTATTGTGTGTGTCACTCATGCTGTAAAATAAACTAGCATTGAAGTGAGTTTCAGTTTCGTGTCGATCATAGTTTGATTGGAAGTCAAGCATATACTTTTGCAATCTCTTATCAGATCCAACATCGGGCAAGTGCGATCCGCCTCTTGCTAATTCATCGACATTAGTAATTGTTGCTTTGTATTGATTTACTTCTACAAGAGTTTCAAAATTAATATCGTTTTTTGCATCGGGAAAAGCATTACGATAAACAGCAACGTTTAGATTTTTACGATCTTCGTTTACTTGACTCCAATCCATCTTACGCCTCGTAGATTGCAGAGTTAGCACCGTGTTCTGCACATTCTACCTTAACGCAATAACAACGATTATCTGTCTTTTCTCTAATTAGTTTGTCTGCAAAATTAAATGCGTGTTCTGCAAACTTCTCTGCACCAACACCATCAAATATTCTTAGTTCTGCTAGACCCAGTGCTTCTAGTTTTTGTAATTCTTCTAAAAATGGATCTGCTCGATCTACTGCTACCTTGTGATCAAAACTATCTTCTAGCCAAGCCTTTAGTGGTTTTAGTCCTCCAAAGTCTACTGCCCAGTTTTTGTTATCTAGTTCATCACAACCAAATGTGAATGTAAATGCTAGACTGTAACCGTGTAGTAGATGGCAATGTGAATGATCTGCGTTTGGTTGTCTAAAGACTGCCGATAGGCCAATATTATGACCATAATGTTTTGTACTGTAATGTTTACCCATTATTAACTCCTATATATAATGGCGGCAGAATTAGAAGGGGTGACGCCAAGTCCTATATTAAACATATTGTATAGTATATACAATTTATTTGCTTTTGTCAAGTCTTTTGTGGTACGTATTAAAACTTATAGTTACTCGTTTTGTAGTTGTGTTTGGTGTTGAATAGTGATACAACCAACTAGGAAACAGTATTAACAGTTCGCTTCTAGGTTGAAACTCCATATTATTAGTTGTATAATACGTAGCCTTGTTGTGTATTTCAGCCATTTTAGGTCCAAGTATAGGACTTTCAAATACTAGTGGCGCACTACCTTCTTCAACAATTGGATAATATGCTCCGCTAATAATTGATAACTCGTGCCTGTGTTTGTTGATTACACCTTGTTCCTCTTGTATGTTAAGCCAACTCTTTCCAAGTTCTACAATGTCAAGACCTGCATCTTCACAATACTCGTCAAGACAATCCTGAATGCCTGTTCTTACTTTTGTTAATTCTTTCGAATGTAGAAAGTTCATTTCATGTTGGCTAGAAGTTTTACCATTGCCAATATCATCAGGCCATACAGTTAGGTCTTTGTAGTTGTTTAGATATTCTTTTTCTTCAGTGCCAAAAGGAACTTGGTACACCTGTACTAGTGTAGGAAAGATATCATATGTTGCTTTTCTAAACGTTCCGTCAACTATCGACGCTCTCATGCTTTTCCATCCTATAATCTCTTAGAGTAGAGTAGTAATCTCTGTCCATGTGTCGAACTGTATTAAAACTAATTGTATATCTTTTTTGTGTAGGATTTCTAGGAACACTATGTCGCAACCAACTTGGGAAAATAACTAATAGTCCTGTCTTTGGCATACATTCAATTTCGTAACGATTATAATTTGTAAGGTTGATACTGTTAGTGTTCATAAAGTTTGCTTGAATAGGACTTTCAAGAATTAAAGGCGAACTGCCTGGATCAACATAAGGATAGTATGCTCCACTAATAACACTTCTTTCGTGTCTGTGAGCATCAACTAAACCACCTTCATACAAACAATTAAACCAACTAGTACTAAGCAATGTATAATCAATACCTGCTTCTTGTGTATAAATGTCACAGCACTCTTGAATTGTTTTCCATAGGTCTGTTAGTCTTTTGTCATTTAGGAATTGTTCGTCACCTTTAATATAACTACTTTGGCCTTCGTGAACTAATCTATGATTTCCTGTTGCTTCGAACTTTTCGATTAATTCTAAAACTGTTTTTTCATCTTTGTGTCCTTCTAATTCAAAAGTTGAGATTAGAGTAGGAAAAGCCTGATGATGAACAAAATCAATTGCTGACATTAAAAACTCCTATATCTAAATTCTTTAAGTTACTGTACTTATCGGGCCAGATTTTTTTATTGTAATTCCTGAACTTAATATTGGGAAAGTTCTCTATTACTTTGCCTATTTGGTAAATCCAATAACTTGGATCAACAGGCTTTTTGGTTTCGGCATCGTAGTTTTTAGTTCCTTTATAAATGTTGTTTACAAACTTTGTTTCGCTATAAAGATCAAATCCGATTAGATCTACAGTATCTTTGGTTAGCATAGCACCAAGCAATACTGCATAAGGTCCGCTACCCCAATGCCACGGGTCATCTGGCCTAATCCATTCTGATCCACTATAAGGTAATTGCGGTAGTGTATGCACTTCATTAAATTGATTACTCCAGTCTTTCCTAGTCCAGATCACGCCTTTATAACCACCAGTTTGTGCTTCAATAACCATGCGTTTATCACAGCATACTAGATGATCAACAGCATAGTCTCGATATACTGCATTACATCCTACTTTAATACCAGTATATTGTCCTATGTCAATACCTTTTCTAGACTCTCCGTTGCCAATTACAAGCATAGCAATATTTAATAAATACAATAGTTACAAGGAATAATACTGAAATGACAGCGGCATATTACGATTTTTTTAGACAAATAAGACTCTTTAGTCAAGATGGTACTCTACTGCATACTATGGAAGCAGATAGTACTACAGACTATGTAGATATCCTACCTGGTGAAGGTGTACGTTGGAACAACGTAAATGACTCAACAGTTGATGGGTTTGTTCTTGATGTCCAGTATAACTTCGAAGTACCCCTTGCTTCAACTACTTTACGATTGTCAGATGTAAATGCAAATGCTAAAGATATTGAATTAGTTGCAGGAACTAATATTAGTATTGTTCGTAACAATAGTGGTAGATTAACATTTTCAGCACTAGTTGGTGGTGTTAGTAAAAGTATTCAAACTATTACCACAACAAATCCAGTTAGAATTACAACAGTTAATCAACACGACTTTGCGGAAGGTACTCCGGTAACTATTGTAGATGTTGTTGGTACAACAGAATTGAACGGTAATGAATACTTTATGGACATTATCGATTCAACAACATTTGATTTATACACAGACGAAGATAGAACTGTTCCACTAGATGGTACAGCATTTACAGCATACGTTTCGGGTGGTGTTGCTACTGCTGACTATGGTGGTGCAAAACAAGCATTTAAAACAATCGCTGTTACAGGGCAATCTCCTATAGTAGCAGACAACGTTCAAGACACGTTAACAATCACTGGCGGCGGAGGTATTGATATTACAACATTCCCCGGTAGTGATGCAATGACTATCGAAATTGACACAAACGTTATTACATCAACAGGTAGTCAAACACTAGTAAACAAAACACTAGCATTCCAAAACAACACGATTACAATGTTGTTAAGTGAATTAAACACGGCAGTTACTGATACAGATGTTGTTGGTATTGATGAAACACAAACACTTACAAACAAAACACTAACAGCACCAGTTATTTCAAGTATTAGTAATACAGGTACGTTAACACTTCCAACAGATACTGATACACTAGTTGGTAGAGCAACAACAGATACACTTACAAATAAAAGTATTGACTTTAATGATAATACTGTTACAATGACGTTTGCTCAGTTGAATACTGCAATAAGTGATGCAACAGTTGTTGATCTAGATGATTCTCAAACACTTACAAATAAGTCAATTGATGCAAGTAACAATACACTTTCAAACATTGCAAACTCGTCATTAACAAACAGCAGTATTACTTTTAGTGACGGTACTACTACAGACGCAACAGCATTAGGCGGAACATTTACAGTTACCGGAGGTACAGGACTTACGTCAACTGTAAGCACTGGTGCAGTAACACTTGCTATTGATACTACAGTTGTTACATTAACAGGAACACAAACACTGACAAACAAATCAATTGATGCGAGTCAGTTAACAGGCACAGTTGATAATGCTAGACTTGACCAACAATTACAAGATGTTGCAGGAATGACTCCAACAGACAGTAATTTTATTGTTGGTGACGGTACAAACTTTGTATTAGAATCTGGTGCAACAGCAAGAACAAGTTTAGGTTTAACTATTGGTACAGATGTACAAGCCTGGGACGCAGACCTTGATGCACTTGCTGGGTTAACTTCTGCGGCAGATAAAGGAATTTATTGGACTGGTGCTAATACTGCTGGTACATTTGATTTTTATAACATTGGTAGAACATTCTTAGGTGCAACTAACGTAGGTAATGCCGCTGGTTCACAGCGTAAGTTATTAGGTTTAGATAATGACGACAATGTTACACACGGTAGTTTAGGTGTTGGTACTACAGCAAGTGGTACAGCAGGTGAGATTAGAGCCACAGATAACATCACAGCATACTATTCATCAGACATGGCACTAAAAGAAAATATAACAGTTATTGATAATGCACTTGATAAACTTAAACAGTTAAACGGTGTGTTCTTTGACTGGACAAAAGAATATATGGATAAACGTGGAGGCGAAGATGGATACTTTGTCAAGAAGAAAGACACAGGTATTATTGCACAAGACGTAGAAAAAGTATTACCTGAAATTGTAAGAACCAAACAAGACGGGTTCAAAGGCGTACAATACGAAAAACTTGCTGGATTACTAATCGAAGCAATTAAAGAACTAAACGAAAAAGTAGATAATTTGAGGAAGTCATAATGCCCCTTCCTACCACCGGCGCACTATCACTAGACGACATTCAACAAGAATATAAACAGGCCGCAAGTGGCACTGAAGTTGCTCTTAATGATTATAGAGCCTACTATGACACATCAAAAATCTTTGTATTTTTAAGCCTTACAAATGGCAAACTAGCAATTGGTAGTTTTACCGCAGATCAAGATGTTTATTATCCATTTAATCGAATTGAAATAGTTATTAGAGCAGATTCTACACTTACAGGCATTCCGGTCAGGATTAGCAGTAGTGACGAAAATGGCAATGCTGATCTAATAAGTTCTACAAATGGTGTAACAAATAACAATGCAGACACAGGAAATACTATGATTGCTGTTGACGGAACAAACAGTTATTTTGATAGTTTAACATCAGCCGGGCCAAGCACTAACTCTTTTTATGTAAAAACTGATACTGCTAGTCACGGATCTTTTAAATTTAGATTTTATCCTGATGTTCCAAGTGGAAATTTAGTATATAGGCACTCACCTAGTTGTGTAATTAATATTCCAACAAACATTCTCGGAGGCAGTGAACTTACTTTAGCAAACAACGGTAATTATTTTGCTATTGATAGTAATACTAGTTTTGCTTCAATGTTAAAGAATGGAAGATCCTGGTCATTCCAGATGACGTGTGATCCTATTCCTAGTTTATATAGTGGGGGATCATATCTTGCAGTATACATTGGACCATTCTATCTTGCGACAGCAACTGGCGCGGCACCATACACATACTCATTTGGCACAGCATTTAATATGGCTTGGCGACAAACAGGCAGTTATGTTGGGGGCGGCGGATTAGCCAACAACGCTAATAACGTAGCACAGGTTATTGCGGCTAACACAGGCCAGGCAACACTCGGTGGTGCTGTTACTGGAATAACGCTATCATGGACGCGAAGCAACTCTTTATTAACCGGCACTATTACAAACAACAGTGGAAGTGATTACTTGGTTGGAAAATATACAGGAGGCGGCACTAATAGATTTATGCCTTGTACTGTTGCTTATACCGATGCAAACACAGCGAATACATTTACTAATAGTAGTACTACTTGGGGAGACCCTCATGTTAGACAAGCATACGGAAGTTCTTTAAGTTTTCAAGTCCAATTAACATATACCGATCAAGGTAGTCAACAAACTCAGTATGTTAGAACAGTTAATTGTCCCCATGGTGCAACATTTGGTACTGTTAGAACAACTATTAAAGAAGCCCTTAAAGAAGTTTATTATACCGGTGATCCTAGATCAATAAATCCGCCACAAGCAGATTATCCTATTTTTGATTTTGAAGATGTAGCAGGTGGATTAAAAGTAACAAGAGTTGGTGGTAGAGGAACACTAACAGGAACAATAACTTTTATTGATACAAGTCTTGCAACAGTACAACTTTCAAATGATGTAACAACAGGCGCGGCAAATACCGGCATTACTTACACAGCCGCAGGAAGTCTACAAGCAGACGTTACCAATAACAATGTTGAAAGATCACTTTTAAATATGTCAGTTGAAGATTATAGGGGAGGTGCAATTGATGTATAACAAAGAGCATGAAGAATTTTTAAAAGAAAGAAAAAGAATAGCAGAAGAATCTAAAAGAAATCAACCATTCCTTCCTCCATTGCTACTTCCTGATCAAGAAGAATCTACTTCTTCTCTTCCCGCTTCAGATCTCGACGAATAGTTTTAAGTTCTTTAACAACTTCAAGAAATTTTAATCTATTATCTTCAAGCATATCTGTTAAACTTTTTACAGCATAGATAACCCACCACCACCAAGTAAAGGCAGTAACGCCAAATCCAACTGCTATAATGAGTAATACCCAATCGTAAAAATGTGCTATGTCAAAGATTAGTACTAGTATTAGTGCGAAAAGTGCTGTTAAAGGAAGCACCCGTCCCATCCACGCCCATATTTTGACGTGCTTTTCAAATTTGTTCATTCTATGCTCCTATTGTGCCAAATGGTTTCCATTCGCCTGGGGTTCCTTCGCGAATGCAAACCCAACCAACATATCCTGTTGGGGTTGGATGTTCATTCCAAACAATATCGCCTCTTGCGTAGATACCAGTTGACGGAGCCTCATTTCCAATTTCGAATTTTTTACCTTGAAATTTAATAGGTCCACCTACACTTAGTGGAGCATCAGGATTGTTTACGCCAATCCCTAGTTTACCTTTTACAGTAACCTGTGCTTCTACATCTGTTCCTAGTTCAATCTTTCCGTTAGCCTTAACTTTAATTCTAACTTGATCGTCTGTAACTATTTCCAGATCGTGTGTTGTGTATGTTCCTGTTTTTACACTATTGTAATCAGGGTCGACAATGTATTCAACTTCATTGCTACAAACACTTAATTGACCGTTAGCGGCTTCAGTACCAATACCAAGACGCATACCATCTCCATCATAGAAGATAAATTGATCAATTATTAAGTTGCCTTCAGTTCTTAAGTTTCTTAGTGTGCCTACTGATCTTAGGCTACTGTCTTGAATAGACTCACCTAATGCTGTTTCACTAATTGCTGTTTTATTGTTAATTTTGTATTCTTTACCCTCACGTAGATCAAAGTCTTCAGTAGACCATAATCTATCTGGGTGAGCCTGCATTACAAGTTGCCTAGTGTAATCTACTCCAGTCCACATAAGGCCCTTGCCGTATAAACTTTCTTCTTCACAGTTAAAAGTTAAAGGACTAGTTCTTTCATTACGGACGTCTGCTTGGAGTTCGTTTACTATCATCTTCTGAGCGTGTACAGTACCTACAACGTTTAAGTTACGTTCTACTTGTACATCTCCAAGAAGTTTAACAGTATCAATACTGTCAACTGAAATCTTACCATTCTCAACAATCAATGACTGCTGACTAGCACGGTCCTGAATACCTACACTAGTAAAATGGCTGATCATACCACCGTGTACCCAATCGCCACTAATTTCATCATTAGTGAACGTTGCCTTAGGTGGCTGTCTATTCGCTAGGGTGTCAATTGCTTGACCTAACTGCTGAAGGCCGTTTTTAACGGCTAGGATTTCTGTTTCTTGAAGATCATTATTGCTCATATTATTATTTATCTAGATTGCTACAGTATGGCTTTTAGCAAAATAGTTTCAGCATTAATACGGCCGTTTAGTTTGATGTCTACTGCATTGATTTCATCTAAGAATGTAACTATTTTACGTTTACCAGCATCTTGAAACTCTTTAAGTTTCTCTTCTGGTTTACGTAGTGTTTTTTGAATACTCTTTTCTTCATCAAAGTCTTGTATAGTAGTACCTTTAACACTTAATCCACTACCTTCTCTTCCTTGGTGTAATGGATCAATAACTCTAGCAACATACTTGCCTAGTTTACGTGTTTTAATGTTAAACACCCACAACTCACTAGCACCAATAATATCCTGTGGATTGATACTTACTAGTTGGAACTTGTCATCATTAACTGCATACTTCATTTTAGCAACCATCTTTTCCTTACTACGGATACGTTTACGTGGTTTTCTATTTGCTTTAGCAGTATTGATAATAACATCTAAAGCACCGTTAAGTGAATCTAGTGCTTTAACTTTAACTTGAATTTGTTTTTTAGGATATACAGAGTATGCTTCACTAAGTTGATTCCAATCTTCTTGTTCATCTTCGCTTAGTTTAGCAATGGCCGCTTTGGTAGGAATATCTAATACTTTTTGTAATTCCTCTTGTTCAGGAATATAAAACTCTTTCATCTTACGAGCGTGTGCCTGTGTACAGTTTACTTCTCGCAAATGCTTGGCAATATCAAACCCTTTTGGATTAAACTTAGCAAAATCTTCTAACCACACTTCTAGCCATTCGTCAATCTTTTCACTCATTTGATAAGACTGGAGTCGGATACGATCCTGTATGCTCATTTTTACAGGTGCTTCTTTCTTTTCTTTTTCTTCTTCTGCTTTTTTAACTTCTTCTACCATACTCTCCGCTTGTGTATATAACTCGCTAAGGAATTTATTTACCGATTCTGATAGCGGTTTAGGAGTACCCATAGTTCCTGCAAGGCTTTCCCAGTACTTATTGTATGCCTCGTGTACATCTGGACATCCTAATGTGAGCATATGACACAATCCACCAACTGTGGAACCAAAACGACTGTCAGGCAGTTTGGATAATGTTTTAGCCTTTGATTTCCATTGCTCGTTATTTTTACACCATTCAAGAACCCAACGTTTGTAGTCGCTACCCTTGTACTCCAAACGATAGTTGTCAAACGCAGATTGCTTTAGTCGACCATATGCTTCGCCACTAAGTTCGGCCGCACCAGAAAAATCAATATCAAAATTCTTATTGGCTCCGCGACGTGCAACAGTTCTTTTTTTCTTCCTAGGGGATCCTTTTAATAGGTTCTTACCTGCCATTTCATCTCCAATACTGTGTGATTAGTTAAAACTATATAGCCTAATGTAAAAAAGTCAAGCAGAAAAAGAATGTTTTTTGTTCTTTTTATAATTTTTCACCTACATCAAAGCCGCGAAATGTTTTGAATCTTGGAAAACGCAAACTGTAAGTACCGTCCTGATTTTGTGTAATTGCGTCTGCTCGTACTTCTACAATATTGCCAATAAGTGTGCTACGATCATTCCAAAAATTATCACGATCGCTGTCGCTAAACCCACTCCCAACATTAACTTTGATATCTCTTCCGTCATCAAGTCCTTCACAAACGAGTGCACCAAGTTTACCAACATTCCGTCCTGTTCCTTCTTCGACATCTTTTACCTCCAATGATACCTCAATAAATGGTTTCATCTTTAACCAACTATGAGATCGTTTACATTCATAAGGAGCATCAACGTCCTTAATCATAACTCCTTCATAACCACCGTCTACAGCCGCTTTATTTAGGTCTACAAAGCGTTTTTCGCCTTCAGGAGTACTTAGGTCTACCTCTTCCCAGTCCAACGCTTGTACGTGCTTTAAAACGCTACTATGCTGGTCTACCCAAGCCTTAACTGCTTGGCTTCTAAACGATTGTGGTTTGTCCCAGCCACCTTCCAAAAACTTATCCAAAGGACACATATCAAATAAATGGAGAACTGCGTCTGTGGCATTGCCTCCACTCTTTCTGTGTACCTGCTTCATTAAGTCTTGGAAGTTAGCACTCATTACTTCTCCGTCTAGCACAAGATCGTATGGTGCAGGGTTATCCTTTAATACTGTTTCAAGTTCTTCAATGATGTGTCCAAAGTTGTGAAACTGTTTACCATTACGGCTAAACGTTTCAACTTTACCATTCTTGCATACTGCAAGAACCCTAACACCATCTAGTTTGATTTCGATCTGTTTCTTGCCAACCATTTTCTTTTCATGCTTGGCAGAGTCGTGTGCGAGTTGACAAGTAAACACAGGAACACAACCTGGTACTATTTTGTTTACTGTCTTTTCACTTACTCCACAACGTAAATCTTTGATAAGAATTCTACGATACCAACCATTCCATTGTTCTGCTGTTGCAACACTCATAGACAATTCAATAGCATCACGTGCCGCATGACCGGTTAGTTCTCGATTTTGTAATTTTTCAGCAAGTTCTTTAAACACATTCCAAGCAAGTCCTTGTGCTGATAATACTTCGTTCTCTGCTTTTTCTGGAACTTGTTTCACACCAAATGTTACAAGTGCGTCAAGACACATACGTACACCATCAAAGAACTCTGGTAGTCCTTCATCGTGTGCTTTTTGTAGGATTGCTTCTTTGCCCAAACGTGAGTTGTCTGCTTCTAGTTGAGCGATAATATCTTGTGGTTGTGTTCTCATACTTGCCTCTCAGTTGCCTTATTAATAGTTTATATTATATATTAAACACATCTAAAAGTCAACTAAAAATTATCCAAAAATTGTTCTTGCATTTTTATTTTAGCCTCTTTGTAGGATTCTACTTCTACATTTTGAATTTGGATATCACTTGGCAAAAACACATACGTAATAATTGAACTTGGTAATTTACTAGTTTTAAGTCCGTCACCTGCAGATATACAGTATTTGGTTAGTGTTTGTTTATCAATTACTGCGGCACTATTATTATCGCATATAAGCAAGAAGTCTGCATAACTTTCTGGTAAATCTCTACCCTCACTTGATCCTCTGCTATTCATAAGTTGTAGATCTGATACGTGCTTTTTTTGTTTCTGTGTTTTGCTGGTAAACAAACAATCTTGTGTGTATTTCATTTCAACTGTTGTACCGTCGGGCAATACATGATCAATACCTTCAACATTAATATAACGCATTTGACCATTGCTGAATTTTTCTAACGATTTTTCAAACAAGTCGCTTTTATCAAAACGTAACTTACGTTCATTTAGTTCATCACCGACTGTTGAAACAAGTGTGCAGAACCTACTCCACTCTATATTTGATCTAAGCCAATCTGCTAATTCATTAGTGTTCATTAACTACTCCATCCACTAATTACTTATTTGGCGCACTCGAAGAGATTCGAACTCCTGGCCTCCAGTTCCGCAAACTGGCGTTCTATCCAACTGAACTACGAGTGCGTAATTATTATACTACAATATTCTTTGGTGAAAGTCAAGAGAAAAAAATAGGCGACATAAAGCCGCCTACTTTCTTTAAGATTGAAATAAGGATTTAGATTATACTAAACCTTTTGCCATTGCTTTGTAACCAGCGGCTACAACTGCTCTTGACGGAGTACCTAATCTGTACTTCTTAACACCTTTTTTAGTGTTTAGGTACACAGGGTATCCTGCAAATCTTAGTGATTGAATAACTGCTTGTGGGTTACCAGCACCAAATTTAGAAGCAATTTGCTCTGAAGTTAGTTCTTTACCGTTTTGTAAAGCAGTTAATACGCTATCTTGAATAGTAGTTTTCATTAATTTTCTCCTTAATTAAGTTTCAATTAGCAATGAACAGGGAAAGTCTCCATGTTCTTTATATATAATACACTAAAAATTTAATAAAGTCAACGACTTATTTGCCAATTACACAAAATCGGGTCCATGTACCCATCCAACTAATGACTTTCGGATGCCTTTAGTTACAGGTGTTACTTTGTGTGGCAAATAACTTGGGAAGAAACAGATTTGATTGTATTGTAGATCACAGTTAATGCCTTTGTAGTCTACATCAAGAATTAGATCGCCACCTTCAAACTCGTTTGGATCGTTCAATAGCAAACTAAAACTTAGTTTTCGTGTATCACCATTTTGTCCTTTAAGGGCACCATCGCAATGTGTTACATAATGACCTTTCTTTTCTGCGGTATATACACTATACTGGCAAGGTTCTAAATAGGTAATAGCAAATTTGTATAATGTATTATTTGCATAATGCACAGCATCGCCTAACCTTGCATAAATTTCTGGAAAACGGTTTGTGTCAATCCAACTAATATCAGTTGATCGAACAGTATCGTTTGAGCCTACTGCATTGTCATCCTCGATAAATCCAGCGGGTTCTAATGGGTTCTCTTTGTTCACATAGTCAGCCAATTCTTGTATTTGTTCTGGTATTAGAACATTGTCTAACTTAAAATGCGGAAATGGATTGCTGTTAATTAATGGTGGAACTAAATTATACATTTGTTGCTCTAATCTGTAGTGTTACTCTTGTCTGTTTTGCCCACGGAGTAATACTAGTAACCGAGTGCATAACAGGCTTTTCCATTCTATTAATCAAGATCATTTTGTTGTAATTTGGTTCTTCGGCAATAATTTTTCCTAGTGTGCTATCTCTATATAAAAACAATCCACCATCGTTAAAATCCCAATCATGATTAAGATAAACTGTTGCACTAGCACCATACCCCATATCATCGTGCCAATCTAGCATACTGTTTCTATTCCAAAGGTACACGTATGATTTAAAATCGTAATCTTTTAATCTTGGATCTACTTCAACAATAAGTTTTTTAAGTTCTTCGTTAAACTCGTCAATTAAAGTCATATTAAAACTAGTTGAGCCTTCGTGAACAATGTTATCAACACTATGGCTTGTCATCCAAGCAAATGAATTGCTTTGAATTTTTTCTTTGATATGAAGAGCAATATCTTCAATCATTTTTTGAGGTAGAAAGTTTTCTTTAATTGTAATCATATTATTGTTTTTATAAACCCTATTCCATCTATTCCTAAGTATATAACATACATTAGTGTGAAGCCGAACGATTTCCGGCTATATGCGGCGGTCATTAACAATACACTAGCCAGTATAAAAAACAAGTAGGCCCAAAACATAGGTGGGTTTGGTGAGTACCACATTAAGATTAAACTAGCAATTAAATTGCTAACCATACCTACAACTTCGTAGGCAAATCGTTTTGGGTTTGATCTAAAGTCTTTCTTGATCCAGTTTAATGTATCCTTACGACCTATACGACTCACACCTGCCTTTCTGCAATGTACTTGTTAGAGTTTACTTGAACAAAGTAACTTCTAGCAATCATATCGCAAAAACGTTGGAATTCTAATCCAAGACGAGCAGTAGCAGTCATGTATCCTGCTCTTGTTGTTTTACTTTCGTTAATAATTTGATATTTGTATCGAGGATTGATTAGATACACACCACCCTCAATCATTGGCATTGATCCGCAGTTTTCAACAACTAGTTTACAATCTTTGCCAGGCATTCTAACAGCACAAAGAATTGGTAATGCATCATCAAGAAAATCAAATGCATTGTTAATATTATATTCTTTATCCTGTCTTGGCTCTATTGAACTTTCAGCATCCAAAAATTCATATTTAATCCAACCAAATCTTTCAGATGGGAAACGTGTTTCCCACCATTCTCTTGTGTATGGAACTTCGTATGTTGTTGCAGGTCTATACTGTCCATTGGTTGCTAAGAACACTTCGTTTCGTCCTGGAAACTTTTGCTCAATCTTTTCTAGTTCAATACGTCCTCGGTAGTCTTGTCCTAATGGAATGAATTCTGGACTGTTAACAGATCGAACAGCAAGATTAATCCATCCAATGTCCTGCTTTATCATTTGTTCCAAATACCATTTAGCAACGTGAAATCCTTGATGTGGGTCAACGTCCTCAGGTAAAGGCGGAAAGATTATTTCTTTATCTTTATGTTCGTTATAAAAGTCTGTCATTTTTTCTAGCACTTATAAGTTGCCTTTGCAACCTAAATATTTCTTCCTTAACTAACTGTTGCTTCTGAAACTTAACATTACGCTTTTGCATTTTAGTAAGTTCATTAATCTTTTCTTGAATCCTTTTTTCAAGAGCGTTTATTAAGTTCTGATCCATACTATATTTAATACAATGTTTGGTGCCCAGTGACAGAATCGAACTGCCAATAGATGATTACAAATCAACTGTTATACCATTTAACTAACCGGGCAAAATTTGAACTGCTGTAATACGATCGTAGCGGAAACTACGGAAACCTTTTGATTCAGTGGCCCATACAGCAATTACTTTATCTGAAATTTCTCGGACTTTCTTTTGAGTTAACGGCTCGTCTTTTTTAGCGGGTGGTAGCATACTAGGAATTAGTGTGCAAGGCATTACACGTTTATCGCCGTCTAGTTTAGTAAAGGTTACTTCAACTACGTTTTCCCTTAGCATTTTCAGAAGATCGTCCTTTGTCGGAATCCCCTTCATTTCTGCGATCTTTTTTTCCAAAGATTCTGTCGTATCCTTCTGCGTATTTTGCATCGTCTGCACCTTTTCTTCTTCCACTACCTTTGCCTCCGTCACTCAATTCAACGTCCTCTTATTTTTAAGTTTATCTTCTTCTGGAATATCCCATGCCATCTGTTCTTCAATAGCATAACGAGCACCTTCGATATAATCTCGATCTTCGTCGTCTAACGCACTCCAAAACTTACTTACTGTTTGAATGTGTTCTTCAACAACTTCAGGACGTTTTAAATGATAATTATCCTCCATCCACATTTGGAGAATATCCATACGTTGTTTAATTTTTTCTCTTACACTCAAATCAAAATCCTCGACCATTTGTGATCTTGTATTCCTGTGGTCCAGGTGTTGTAAACTCCATGCCCATTTTATTTCCGACATAAACTTTACCATTCCATTGCATCTTGATTTGATTTTGCACCATGAATACTTCGACAAACTTTCCTTTTTCAAATCTGTCTACATCTGCTGTAATAGTCTTGTCATTATCTGTACAAGTTACTACACACGTTTTATCATGTTCTGTTCTAATCATGTTATCTCCTTTTTAAATTATTATATTGTAAGTAGATCAAAAAGTCAACTATTAAAAAATTAAAAAACAATCCTGTAGTAGTAAGCATCACTCCAAAAAGCATAGGGATAATAATTAGGAACAATCCTAGTTTAATAAGATAATCAAAGGCTAATTCAACCGGAACTGTCCAAAACAACCAAGTCATACAGTATACTCGAAATTATTTGATTCAGTGTTTTCACTGACCCATTCAGCACCATTGCGTAGATGAAACTTCATTGCCATTTCAGTCTTAGGACTAAGAGTAACATATCGTTTAACATTCTTAGTGTTCTTAATATGATCCGCGGCACGTAATACCATGTCACGCCCTGCACCTTTTGCATAACTCCATACTGTATAGAATATTGCAATATCACCATCAACTGTACTAAACTCTGTTAGTTCTTGTTCATTAGTTGGAACTTTGTTTGCATAGGCAACACAAATAACCGCTTGTATTACACTATCTTCGTTTTCGAGTGCATAAACTTCTCTACCATTACTAATTCGATATGCTAACGGTAAGTGGCCTCGAACAGGATCGTCGGAACAGTGACCAATGTTCCAGTCATCTTGAATTTGAATTAATTCCATTATTTGATTCCTAATATCAGTTTGACCCTGCGTAAATCACTTTCTGGATTGCACACAGGAATTCTATTGTACTTTTCGTAGTACTTAACCATCAAAGCCATCTCATGATCTTTGACCTGACTGCTATGCATTGGCAAGTATGCTTGATAGCAATGATCGATATCTGCTTTATCAAAGTTTTCTTTAAATGCTGTACCACAACCGTAAGGCGAAAGCCTTTCGTTTCGTACTGTGCCTTTAAAGTCTGTACGGCGACCGAGCATACAATTACGTGTTACTGCTCTACTTTCGCCAATATAAATTACACCTTCATGTAGGAAGTCTGCAGGACCAGTTGGAGGACCGTCCTTATATAATCCGTAAACATAACAACCAGCATCTTTTTTATCAAAACCCCAATTAGCACTCCAAGATTCGTCGATGTGATGCCATTTAGTAAACTCTAAACTCCAAGGGTCAACAAGTGTCATTTCTTGGGTACTAAATGCATCTAGGCCACTAGTTGTGAAAACTTTCTTGAACGTATAACATAGTTCTTCAAGTTTATCTTCGTGTTGTGTAAAAATGGACTCTAGTACTTCTTGTTTGAGTCCATGTCCTCCACTAGCCTTTGCAATGTTTTCTGCGAGTATCTTCGCTTTCATGTTACACCTTACATCTTTGCTTCGCGTTCTTTACGAGCCTTGTTTGCTCTAGCAATACCACGCTTCTTGTCAAGTCTTTTTTGCTCACTTGGCTTAGTATAGTATTGACGTTCTTTAAGTTCAACTAGTAATCCGCTTTTTTTAATTTTACGTTTAAGTTGTCTTAATGCTTTTTCAACGTTATTATTTTTTACTATTACTTGCATACTCCTCCTTTCCGTGTTAATGGAGCGTTCTCATTGCTCCTTCATCATTTAAATCAATTCCAAAGTATTCTTCACAAATTGTAACGATACTTTCTGGAACTAAATCTTCTTCTTTACCTGCTGGTATATACAAGCCTTTCAAATCTCCATCAGCACTAATAATTAGTGCCCAGTCATCATCTTCCATGGCTTCACCAAGTTCAAAATATTCTTGGTTGTCTTGCATTGTACACTCCATAACTAAATTATATACTATTACTATTTAATGTCAACCTATTTTTACATAATTGATCATTGTTTCGGGGTATTTGGTAATAAAGTTTTTACCGTGGCCTTTTACTTTGCCTTTTATTTTGAACGTAGTATCTACTTTTGGCAGTTGCTTAGTTTGATCAAAGTTTTTAAAGAAACTGACAAGGTTACCATCAAGTGATCCATTTAATACATGGCAACCGAAACGTTCTACAAAACGAATTTCATTAAGTGTAAACATACCAAACACTTGTTCACCAATACGCCCAATGTGTTTACTTTCACTAAAGTCGTTTTTAATCTTTTTCTTTAGTTCTTTCTTTTCGAAACTATCAAAATATACTTTTGGAAGAACTGCTACAACACCAAAGTCGGAACGTTTCAAAGTACTTTTAGTAATAGATTCAAGTAGTGACTTCATAAAGTCGTTTAACGAATCAGCAATTACGGCAAATGCGTTTTCTTTGTGCAAATACTCTACACTTTTACGAGCATTCTCACGGTCTTCATCAATTACTGTAATAGGCTGGAAGTCCGGAGGGTTCATACCGTACGGTGCTAATTGGCATAACATTGATTCTTTATTAGAGAAAAGTGTAGGATTGTCTTCTGAAAACCTACGTGTATCTCTATAATAGCCACCGTTGTGTCGATGTGTTGCAAATGCAACAGACAATACTTCTAGAGTATCGTATTCTTTTTTCTTTGTATTCGCCACGGGTTTTACCTTGCCTTCGTTTCTAAGTTCAAATGCTAGTTCTTGTGTTTTGAACTCTTTCTTTGTCATATCGCCTATCATTAGAAGCCTCATTACCTAAGTGTTATAGTGTTATAATAACACAAAGTATTATATTTGTCAACCAAAAAAATATTAAAATATGTGATCTGCAATACCTAAATCAACCATTTGTTTGGCTGTGTAATATTGATCACTTGGGTTCTTAATAAATTTGTTACGTACTTCTTGGATTGTCATTCCGCTGGCATCTTTTAATATTTGTAAACAACGCATTTCACAGTTTTGGTTTTCTTTCATCTGTGCTTTCATGTCGTGTACTTTGGCTTCCATTGAGTCGGAATGTTGATGATTCATTGAACCTGCATTTTTACCAACATAACGCTCACCCTGTTTGCCACTAGCAAAAATTAAAAAGCCAGCACTCATAACAGCACCAATACCGATAGTGCTAATGTTATGATAACTGTTCTTCATTACATCAATCAAAGCAAATGCTTCGTATAGGTCTCCGCCATATGTGTTAATGTAAAGTTTAAGGGTACGTTTTGGTTTCTTGTTTAAGTTTGCAGAAAGAATCCATTTGATTGCTTCACCTACATTTTCACTAGCAATGTCGCCGTGCAGATAATGGATATCACTGTCCAACAGACTTTTATCAATGGCGTCACTTGCAGTCCAATTATCGTATTTTGTAGGCATATTTTATTCTATTAGTTATGTACGTATATTTATTCGATTGCCCAGGCTTTGTGACCAAGATCGTTTTGCTCGGCCCATCTAACAAATAGGCCTATTTCACGACCCATTGCTTCAATTTCCCATGGATAATCCCAGTAACTCATTTTGTCACGGTTGTATTCTACTCCGTCAAATTTAACATATTGACGTCCTTTCATCAGATCCTTCATTTGACCTGTTGCGAACTGTTTGACGTGTACCATTTCGTGACACACTGATTCTAGTGCTTTACGTAGTGGTTGTGATTTGTCAATTTCTATAGTAAATTCCTTAGGACGAGTATTATCATCTTCCCACATACAAGTACCGCACTCGTTGTGTTTTTCATACATATCTTTTGTGTATCGTACTGTAACTTCTAGTGAGTTTGTCATTCGCTTAGACATAAGCATATATGCACAGAAATGAACTAGGCTTTCTGTGTATTTCTTTTGACTGCGATTAGCATTTACTACGGTAACTTGCACTATTACTTTTCCTCTTGTTTAGTGTATGCACTTCTGTCTTGTGAAACCAGATAACAATCGGCTTGTATCTGTGCAATTAGATTATCAATTTCTAAATTTGAACCCTTGACTGCACCATATTTTAGTTCTCTTAATCTGTCGGCATCTTTTTTAATACCATCAATCTTGTCGCACATTTGGCTAATTTTATGAAGCATTGATCCCTCCTTATTTTTAAACTATAAATAGTTTAACAGAACGAAAGGCAAAAGTCAAGTGGAAATTTTCCTATTTTTAATGATAAAACACGCTATTGTTGACCTTGGTTTTCAACCATTTGGTCTCGGTAGTTCCAAAAAATATTATTTTGGTTGGCCCGCTCACAAACAACATTATGTCCCACACGGACTCTTAACCGTGCTTGTAATGGCGTCTTACACGCACATAAACGTCGCTGTAGCGTTGGGAATACTAGATTATATACTACACTGGCATACAGACTTTACTAAGACTAAAATACGTAATTATTTTGAATGGACTAGCAAAGACAGACAGTTTTGGATTTTGAATGCTGTAGATCAAATACTACACTTTACTGGATACTATATAATTGTGTTGATTGCTACTTCACAAATTTAAACGCAAACTTACCGCCAATACGTGAACTATAATAATTCTTAGAACCATCTAGTGCAACAGTACCTTGGAAGTTTGGAGGGTAAACAGCCTGGAAGCCAGTTACACGAATGTCGTCACCCTTCTTACCAACTTTGGTATAAAGTTGTATAATACTTGCTGTGTTTAATAATGAAATTGCTTCTGTAGAAAATTTTGGATTTTCGTTTACCTTGAGTGCAACCTTTTTAGCCAACGCACTTGTGATAGCATATCCGGTATTAAACCCTTGAACAGTCATATCAAAGTTAACACCTTCAACCATTTTAGTTGCTTCGTCACTCATGTTTTCAAAGTCTTGTTTACCTTGCTTCATATACTCGTCTGCTTCTTTTCTTAGTGCAGGAGTTGATAACTGAAACTTTTCGCCTAAATCAAAAGGTGCTTCTTTTGCACTCTTAGTTGCAATAGTTGTAACTATGTCTGCAACAAACTTTGTATTTGACATTAGTTCGGCATTGTCTTTGTTCTTTTGTAAAGAGTCATACAAGTTCTTTGCACTAGCAGATGCACCAGCGCCACCTTTAGAACTAATACCAATCTCTTTGCCGTCTGGAGCAAGGAACACGCTATCGACTAAGTTGTAGTTCATTGCCATAGGCCAAAAGATATTAAGGTCTTTCCAGTTAGCGCCACCGGCTAACTCTTGTCTTGCCTGTTCGGCGTCACCTTGTACAAGGCCACCCATCATAGCAACCGGACCCATAATTTCACCAAAGTAATCTCTAATAGATTCTAGTTTTTCAATCTGCCCTGGGAACTCAGGCATTTGTCCATTAGATGCTGATTCAAGTGCAGTTACAAGAACTTCACCTTCCTGGCCAGCATTAGTTCTTACAGTTTGAATAATCTGTTCTGGACCTTTAAATTTGTTTTGAGATTTAATTAGTGTTTGTGGATCTAAACCAGTATCAATCTTTAACGCACCCTTGGTACCTAATTTCCAACCTGATGGAATTTGACTGTTACCCCAAACACCCATTAGGTCTGCACCTACTTGTCTAAGATATCTACCCCAGTAAATGTCTTTACCATCGCTAGTTCTAATCTGTGCAATACCAAATGCTAGTGTTCCTGCGTTAGCAGTATTAACCCATTCAATTTTAGCATTGTTATTTTTTTCAAACTCTGCAATGGCTTCGTCACGTTCTTCTGCTGTAGCAAATTTACCACCTTGTGAAAGATCTGGAATTGCAATCGCTTGTACGAACTCTGCCTTTTCGCCATTGTCGTGGATATATGGCTCTCCAGGTTTACGCCCGAAAATGCCTTTAGACTCTATTACTTGTGTTTGTTTAAATTCGAAAAACCTCATAGCACTAGTATTTATGCTATTTTTGGAAATAATGCGTTAGTGCAGAATTCGTCAACATCTGCTTCATTAAGTCCTAATGACTTCATAACTCTAGGTGTATGTGGATTTTGTTGCTGGTTATGGCAGTAGTAGTTTTGAGCACCTGCTGTAATATCTACACTAGCATTGCCTGTATACTCAGGAACACTATCAAACCATACACGCAGGTTTTCTAAAGCAAGATCTACAATAGCAGTTGCTTCTTCTTCTGTGCGAACATTACCTGCGGCAACCATTCCTGGTGAAAAGATGTTCTGTGCCCATTCGGGTAGTTCACGTTGTTTACTAGGAATAAAATCTTTAACAGCATCTAAGTACCATTCTACAAGAGGATGTTCTTCACCGCCTGAACTTGCTGAAAAATCATGAAATGCACCTGTCATTTTATTCTTACCTGCAATAACATCAAAGCCGTAAATAGGACCATCATTTGATAACACAGGAAAACAACATACGTGCATCATCCACAGTCCGTGCGAGTCTCTTGCGTCTACAACATCAATGTGTGCTCTGCGTACATGATCATTTGCCCATACTCTGTTGATCCAACCGTTCTCAGGCTGATTAAATTTGTTTAATCCTTTTTCTTCTATTTCAGTGGCTTTCTCATCAAAGATGTTTAATATTTCATTTTGGCATTCAATTAGTTTATCCCAAATGACACTCATGATCTGTTTCCCCAATCTCTATTATACATACCAGGTGTTGTCCAATCAACATCGTCTTTGTTCATCTTTTCTAAAAGTTCCATGGCTTTGTCTTTTTCTAATCCTGGTGATGCTGTTTTAATTCCTGTTGTGTTAAGCCATAGTTTCCAATTCATCTCAGCAAAGATTTCTGTATTACGGGGGAAAAACTGATAGTCATCGTCCCACATAACTGTAGGTGTATAGTTATGTTTAAAGTTTGTTGCAATCTCTGTAAGTTTATCTGTTTCCTTAAAGTTTTTATAAACGTGTTCCCAAAACTTACCTTTACGTGGATTATTAAAATAATGTAGTGCTACAAAGTTCATAGTATCTTCATAGACTGCTGTCATATCTTCGTTAAACTTTAATCTATCTTCTTCAGTATAACTTAGTTTTTCTAAAACTTTTAGGCCACTAGCACCAATTGTAAGTAATGCAAGTCCTGTTGATTCTAACGGTTCAATAAATCCACTAGCAAGTCCTACACTAAAACAGTTGCCTCTCCAGTTGTTTGCATTATATTCTGGCTTGAAAGGAACATGATTAAACTGTCCTGTTCTTAGTCTGTGTTCACCCCAATGCTGTACAAAGAAATCTTCTGCTTCTTGTTTAGTGGTAAGTTCACTGTTGTAACATAGTCCACTACCAATACGATCTTTAACAGGTGTTTTCCAAATCCAACCTAGGTCACACGCCTGTGCAGTAACGTATGGAAGTTGTACTTCATCTTCTGTTTCGTAATCTATTTGACTTGCTACTGCGGCATTAGTAAACAGCATATGACTTCTGTCAATCCATTTACTGTCGGGCAATGCATTTGAAAGTAAACGTTTAAAGCCAGTACAGTCTACAAAAAAATCTGCTGTAACTTTTGTACCGTCATCTAATGTTACATATTCAATAACACCATCAGTAACCTTTGGAGCATCAATGTGTTTTTGAATATGTGTTAGTCTTGGATACTTCTTATTAAGATAATCAGATAAGAAGTTTGCTAGTTTAACAGCATCTAAATGATATCCTACATGAGCAGTACCACCGCAAGGTGTTGTGTTATTTGGAATCTTTTTATCTACAACAGAAACTTTATGCCAAGCAATATATTTTTCTAATTCAACCTCATTAATGCCGCCGTCACGAGCAAGGTCAATGCTATCAAGTGTTCCGTGTTCTGTATGTGTTACAGGAAAAAAGAATGGTTGCCAAATGTTAATGCCGTCGCCCTTCCAGTTTGGAAAGTAAGTCCCTGTTTTAATAGTTGCGTCACAAGCCTTTGTCCATAGTTCTCTAGGAATATTACAATCGTCTAAAAAATGATCAAACCCTAAAATAGTTGCTTCACCTACGCCAACAATAGGAACATTAGGACTTTCAATAAGTGTGATTTGTGTTTCGGGTAAGTTTGATAATGCATAAGCGGCCGTAAGCCAACCAGCACTTCCTCCACCTACAATACAAATGGACCTAGCACGGCTACGACCTACTACTTCAGTCATTATCGACCTCCATCATTTCTTTGAATGTTTCTGTAGCAAAGTCAAAACATATCTTTGCTTCTTCAGCCATATCATCGTTCAACTGTTCTCTTATGGCTGTTTTCAGTTCGTCAACAGGAGCATCAAATTGATACAATCTTCCTTCTCCTGGAATTTTCTTTTTAATCATTTGTCCACCGCTTAGGTCACCCATGTGTCTAACATATACGTGAGCCATGACTTTATCTGGATCTCCCATAATTGTTCTCATATGTTCTAGATACTTTTCTGTTACTTTTAAAGTTTTAGGCATTTCTTGTTTAGGCCATAACTCTTTAAAATCATCTAGTATGCTCGGGGAACGTCTAATAGCAGGATGAGGCAATAAGCCATGTGTCATTGCTATTGCTTCTAAAATATTGTATTGAATATGTTGATTATATAAAAATGTTGCATAAAGTTCTTTGTCAATTTTACCTGACATTAAAACTTTTACAAATGCTTGGCGTTCTGCGTTCTTATGGTGTTCCCACGTTGCTTCTTTTAAGTTCATTCTTTTTCCACTTTGATCTGCAATGGGAATCCGTTTGCTCTGCTCAAAGTGGTTGCTTCTACGCTTTTTTGTTCTGCAATTTCAAATGCGTAAACGCCAACTACTGCACTTCCATCTTCATGAATTTGTAGAGTTAGATTTTTTGCTGTGTCAACAGAATGCTTAAAAGTAGTTACTAGCACATCGATCACGAAATCCATTGGTGTTTGGTCATCATTAATAAAAATAACTGAGTACCTTTCGGGCTCAGCAATTTTTATCTTAATCTTTTCGTCAATTTGTACATCCATATTATTACTTATCATTGTATGATCTCCTACCAGTAAATAATGATAGTGGGGATTGCTCCCCACTACCGACCTTTTAAGTGTATTACTTAACTTCGATTGATCTTGCTTTTTTAGCCTCTGGAATAATTCTTTCCAAAGCAATTCTAAGCAAGCCATCTTTTAGTTCAGCACCTTGTACTACTACATCGTCTGCAATAGTAAATGATTTAGTAAAGTGCCTTTTACTAATACCTCTGTATTGTACACCATCCGCTTCATCGTCAGTTTTTGACTCTTGGATTGATTTAACAGTTACCACACCGTCTTCGTATGATACGTCAATATCCTTTTTGCCAAAACCAGCAAGTGCTAATTCAATATCGTAAGTATAGTCGCCTGTTTTTACAATATTGTATGGCGGATAGTTAGTGTTAAAAGTAGGTGCATTGAAGAAGTCGTCTTCAATCATTCTTTCGAATCTATCAAAGATAGGATCGAACCCTACTGATACGGGTCTTAGTTGGTTAAAGATTGATAGTGATTTGTTTGTCATTTGTTTTCTCCTTATTAAGCAAGTTGTTTGTCATGTAAGACCTATCAAGCATCTTACAATCTTATTTATCTACCTCTTCAAACTCGGCGTCTACAACGTTTTCATCTTTCTTAGATGTTGTTTCTGCTTCTTCTGAAGTGTTAGATTCTTGTTGTGCCTTGTAAACTGCTTCACCTAACTTCATTGCCACTTGTGATAGTGCTTCTGTTTTAGATTTAATATCTTCAACATTGTCACCTTTAAGTGCTTCTTGTAAGTTAGTCTTAGCATCTTCAATTGATGTTTTAATATCTTCCGATACTTTATCACCGTGTTCTTTTAACTGTGATTCAACTGAGTGTACAAGACCGTCAGCATTGTTTCTAGCATCTACGGCTTCTCTCTTTTGTTTGTCAGCCTCTTTATTTGCTTCTGCATCTTTGACCATTTGTTCAATTTCTGCATCACTCAAACCGCCGTCTGATTTAATAGAGATTGTTTGTTCTTTGCCTGTGCCTTTATCTTTTGCTGATACGTTAACAATACCGTTTGCGTCAATATCAAATGTTACTTCAATTTGAGGCATACCTTTTGGTGCTGGTGCAATACCTTCTAGATTAAAGAGACCAAGTTCTTTATTATCTACAGCCATTTCACGCTCACCTTGTAATACCTTAATAGTAACTGCTGATTGATTATCTTCCGCAGTACTAAACACTTGTGATTGTTTAGTTGGGATTGTTGTATTCTTTTCAATTAGTTTAGTAGTAACACCGCCTAGTGTTTCAATACCCAATGAAAGCGGAGTAACGTCAAGTAGCAATACATCTTTAACATCACCACTTAATACACCTGCTTGAATTGCGGCACCTAGTGCTACAACTTCATCTGGGTTAACACCTTTGTTTGGATCTTTACCAAAGAATGTTTTAACAGTTTCTTGTACCTTAGGCATACGTGTCATACCACCTACTAGTACAACGTCTGTAATATCACCTTTGCTTACACCTGCGTCTTTAAGAGCAGTTTCACAAGGTTTAATTGAACGTTGGATTAGTTCGTCTACAAGACTTTCAAACTTAGCACGAGTAATTTTTAAATTCAAGTGCTTAGGTCCAGAAGCATCTGCTGTAATAAATGGTAGACTGATGTCAGTTTGTGTTGTGCTTGACAATTCAATCTTTGTTTTTTCAGCCGCTTCACGTACACGTTGTAGTGCTAGTTTGTCTGTTGAAATATCTACACCAGACTCTTTCTTAAACTCGTCTACAATGTATTGTGTAAGAACAGCATCAAAGTCTTCACCACCTAATGCTGTGTCACCGTTTGTTGAAAGTACTTCAAATACTCCGTCACCGAGGTCAAGTACTGATACGTCAAATGTACCACCACCTAAGTCATACACAACAATCTTGCCTGACTCTTTTTTATCTAGTCCGTAAGCAAGTGCCGCCGCTGTTGGTTCATTTACAATACGTAAAACTTCTAGTCCTGCAATTTTACCTGCATCTTTAGTTGCTTGACGTTGTGCATCGTTAAAGTATGCTGGTACTGTAATAACTGCTTGTGTTACAGTTGAGCCTGTATACTTTTCAGCAGTTTCTTTCATCTTGGTTAATACTTCTGCTGATACTTGTTGTGGGGAAAGTTCTTTACCTTTTGTTTCTACCCACGCATCACCGTTCTTTGCTTCTACAATTTTGTATGGAAGCGTTTTAGCATCACGTGTGATTTCTTTTGATTTAAACTTACGTCCAATTAGACGCTTTGACGCATAGATTGTGTTCTCTGCGTTAGTAACTGCTTGACGCTTTGCTGATACACCTACAAGTGTACCATCGTCAGTATAGGCTACAATACTAGGTGTAGTTCTATTACCTTCTACGTTTTCAATTACTTGGGGATCTTTGCCGCTTAGTATAGCAACACATGAATTTGTGGTACCCAAATCGATACCAATAACTTTATTAGCCATTTTTTTCTCCTTATTAAGCAAGTTTTAATTACAAAACCTATTCAGCATTTTGTAACATATAAGTATTTATCACTTATATAGTATATATAGTGTTAAATCGACTATTTTTCAAGTCTAAATGTTACCGATTTATAAAATAAAACTGATTGATACTATATCTACCACTTCCTATACACCTAGATACACTATGTTGTAAAAAACTTGGAAATAATATAGTTGTATTATTTTTTAATGTAGGCTTATATCCAAAGTCTGTAAACTCTAAATCTCCACCTTCAAATGCTTTTGGTTCTTTCCATAAAACTGTCACGGCAGATAATGTGCCATGATCAGCATGATGATCATATACTGCTCCGTTTCCATAATAGTTTACCTGTGTTACATCATGGTTAGTGTAAGGTAAGTATCCTGCAAACGGATTGTCTTTTAGTTGCTCTTGCAAATAAAATAGTTTCCTATTAAAGTTCAAGACGTAACTTTTTTCTCTGTTATCTTTATAGTGTGTATCCATGTGAATAGCACACATTTTATCATTTGCTCTAGGGTCGCCAGTTTCTGCTGACGGTCTAAAGTATGCGTCTAGTGAATTAATCTCTACAAGGATTTCTTTTAGTTCCCACGGTTCGTAAAAATCGTAGATGATACTATGATGAAAAGGTTCATGTAGATTCTTAACAAGCACTAGTTACCTATTGTGTTTTTTTCGTATACAGTATTGTGTGTTTGTGTACAACGTACAAATGTAGCACATCTACTTAGATGTTTAAGTCTTATTGCGCCAGCATAAGTACAAGCAGAACGCAACCCACCCAAGATATCTTGAACAGTAGTAGCCACTGCTCCTCGGTAAGGCACAAGAATTTCTCTTCCTTCACTGCTTCTATACTCCTTAAGGCCTCCAAAGTGTTTGTCGTTCGCGGCCTTCGAACTCATTCCGTAGAATTGTACAAACTTTTTTTCTTCAATTTTATTTTGTATACCACCTTGATCAAAAGTAACTTCATCTGTAGTATACATTTTAGTAATTACTTCTCCACCACCTTCATCGTGCCCGGCGAGCATTCCTCCAAGCATAACAAAATCTGCTCCTGCGGCAAAAGCCTTTGCAACATCTCCAGGCGATACGCATCCTCCATCGGCAATAATGTGTCCACCGAGACCGTGTGCGGCGTCGGCACATTCAATGACTGCGGAGAGTTGTGGGAATCCAACCCCAGTTTGAATCCTAGTAGTACACACGCTCCCGGGACCAATACCCACCTTAACAATATCCGCTCCACTTAAAATTAACTCCTCTGTCATTTCTCCGGTAACTACATTACCTGCAATAATTACAATATGTGGATATAAACGTCTAAACTCTGCAACAAAGTCACGGAAACGATTTGAATATCCGTTAGCAACATCGATACAAACATAACGTAACTTATCACCTGTTTGTTCATATACTTGACGAAACTTTTCATGATCGTGATCAGTAATACCAATGCTCATTGCTACATACTGGGTACGTTCATCGTATTCACTATCAAAGTAACATACTAAATCATTTACACTATATGTCTTTTTAAGACAGGTAAACATTTTTACTTCAGCAAGTTTGTCTGCAACTTCAAATGTTCCTACACCATCCATGTTAGCGGCCATAATAGGAATACCCCGCCAGTGTCTATGATCAGGTCGGATTTGCTCCATGCTCATATCTTGTGGCTTCCAGTTACGCCAAGTAAATCCTCTTTCAAGATCTACTTCTTTACGACTTCCTAAAGTTGAACGTTTAGGACGTAGTAATACATCTTTGTAGTCAAGTTTAATGTCTTGGTCGATTCGCACTTTTAACTCCGTAGTTAAACGATACTGCAATACGTTCGTTGTTGCTTTTGTTTTGTGTTACTTCATGTTTTGCCCAGCCAGGAAATATTGCTACCATGCCAGGTTTAGGCGGATATGTTGCCATTGTGCTTGTGATAGTATTATACTGACTTAGATTATCGGGAATATAATACTGTGCATCATCAGGACGATAAAATCTTAAATCACCCATATTCTCATCTGGTACATCAATGTAGAATACTCCACTTAGTAATGCATCTTGATGATTGTGTAAAGTGTGATATGCTCCTGGTCCATTAATGTTAATCCAAAAGTTTTGAAATTCAACTTCTGGCAATCCGCAGACTTTAGATACATACGCCATAGCCTCATCTAATTCTGTTACAAATTTTCTAAGTACTGGAACGTACTGTGGATCTACTAGATCAACATTTTCAATACTACGACTGTGCCACCCACCTTGATTGCTGTTACCATGCAAGTCTGGTTCTTTAGTTCTCCAGTCATGTGCAATATGTTTCATAGCATTTCTGTCTACCTTTTCTAAATAGCCGGCAAACACAAATTGCGGAAACCATAAGTCTGCTTTAAATTCCATTAATAACCAAATTCCCTTTCTTTACGGCGAACTTCTTTAAGCCAACGGGCACGACCTGCCGCTTTTGCTTTCTTACGTCTTTCACTAGGTTTAATATAGTGTTGACGTTCACGTAGTTCTTGGAGTACTCCATCTTGTGAAACTTTTCTTTTGAATGTTCGTAGTGCTTTATTAAAGTCGCCATTTTTTACTTCGACGGTTAACCCTTTGAAATGGTTATCGTCTTTCTTCCGTTGTCTTGACAAAATACTGTTCTCCTTCTGCTATCTGTCGAAGATCGTAGACTCTATTATTACTAATTAAATTATATGGTCTTTCGTTGTTACTTGTCAAGTAAAAAGTTTTAGATAATGGAAGAAGATATCCAATAAGCCAAACACAACTACTAGGCACATTATCTACATCAATAATAATGTAATCTACGTAATTAGAAACCTCAATAACCCAATCCTGTTCTTCTTTGCTATCAAAAAGGTACAGATTAATATCCGCTTTAATATTCTTTGCAACTTCATTAAACTGTTCTTTTATATTGTCGCTAGGATTAACCAAAAGAAAACTTAAATTATTATTCATAAGTTTATCTGGAGGTGTGATCAGATTAATAATAGGTTCACTCATAACAAAATTACTTATTTAATTATTTGTGGATCTTGTGCCAAACTGAATTATCAGTTTGTTCGGAATTTTGAACGTATGTGTCTGGTTCAATTACTGTTGTGAAGTTGGGTCTTGTTCTTCCGGCTGTGTTTTCTTGCGGATTTGTTTGTTTTCTACTTTGGTTATGTACGAGGTTGCGTTCGCTCTTTTTTTTTGAAACTCTGGTGTTAACTCTTCTGCGTAAAAAATTCTATTCTTAGTATCTGGAATATCACTTTCTTCTGTTTCTTTTTCTGCTTCTTTGTTTGCGGCGTCAACCCATTCATTCCATTTGTCTAAGTCTGATGTCATATTAACTTCAGGTTCAAGTTCTTTTTGTTCTTCTTCAAAGTTAGGTGGTTCGTTAACTGCTATCTTTTCAGCACGAATTTTTTCATACTCGTCAAAGTTTACTTCTTTATTGTCATCATCTTGTACTTCAACTTGTTCCATTCGCTGATCATGTTCAGTTGTGTTGGAAGTATCATCCTCTGGTACCACAGTTCCGTCATCTGCATCTGCATCATAACTAGGGTCTTGTAAATCTCTATCATCGTCATTATCCTTGTTTGGACCTTCTGGGTCTGACTTTGGGGGCAAACTACCTCCTTTGTCCTCACGGTACCAATTGAATGTGTACTGTGATGCAATTAGAAGCAATACTGCTAATGGGTCAAACACAAAGATAATAATAATGATTACCCAACGTACTGCCGCTTCTAATAATGTTTGATCTGCTTGTTCACCGTAGATAAATTCTGCAATATACTTAATAGGTCCTACTTCTGCTTCTAGTTTACGATATTCGCCTTCAATTTTATATTTCTGTTCTACTAGTGTATCTATTTCTGTATTAGCATTTTTAATTCTTAATGTTTGTGTATCTATTTCTGCGTCAATGCTATCTGCTTTATCTGTATTACCTAACTGCTTACGTAATCTGTCAATAAGAGCATTTGATTGTTTAACTTGATCTTCAGCAGTCTTACGTAGACGTTTAATTTCTTCAGCGGCCGCTTTAGCCTGTGGATTATTTGTTGCTTCTTCAATCTTTTTAATTAGTGCTAAACGTTCTTTCTGTTTTTCGTCTTGCCAGTCGCCAATTTTATCTGCTGTCTTTTTACCAAAGATGCCATCTGCACTAGCACCAATCATTTGTTGTGCTTTTTTAGTTTCGCCGTTGTCAATATAACCTTGTAGTGTTTCAATTTCGGCATCTATTTTAGCAAGTTCACTACGCCATAATGATGCTTGGCTATCAATTATAGCCTGTTGTTCATCGATGGCAGGTTGAATTCTTTTATAAGCATTGTCGATACGTTCTTGTTCTTTGTCAATTTGTGATTGTATGTTAGCGTCAGAACCTGTACCGCTTGATTCTAGTTTTTTAATTTGATTTTCTGCACGAACAATAATATCTTCGTTTCGTTTAATTTCGTTCTCAATACGTTCTACTTGTGCAATACTTTCTGTACCTGCACTAGTTTGTTCAATATGTGCTTTAGATAGGAACCCAAAAATACCCATACTTGTAATAAACATTAATACGAGTACTGCTATAGATAGATACGTCTTAAGCCACCATGCGGCTCTTTCCCAGTTTCGGTGTAACCATACTGCTGTAACTAGTTTACCTACTTCTAAAGATACACCCATTACAATAATGGGAATTGCGGCCGCGGCAAATATAGCCACTAAGCCTGCGACACTATAATATATTGCTACTGCTGAAATTGTCAGAGCAGAAAAGAATGTTAAAAAACCTAATACCATGCTGTTCCTTTTTATATACATTATATTTATCGACGCTTTTGATATTAGATAAGTGCTATTTTTATCGAATAAAACGCCAACCCTTATGTCCTGACTCTTTACAAGCCGTTTCTTTAAAGTTTCTAGTTTTGCCTTTATATAACAATGTACTTGCTAGGGTACGACAATACCCGCTACCTTGCGGATAAGTGGATAGAACTAACACTTTGCCGTTAGTTCCTGTTTGATTATTGTACCATGATGACTCTTCGCCATTCTCTAGTGTGTTAAGAGCAAAAAAGATAGATTGTTCTTGTTTTAATCTATCTTCTTGTGGAAGTCTATACCAATGCCACTTACCTAGATTAACTAGGATACCTACATACCCGTTGGACGGTTGATATGTTGACTCTACACTAGATAGTGTGCTATCACTTCTATGATATGTATCTTGTGATGTTGTTGAACACGCCCCTAAAAAACTAGTAAGGACTATTAACAATATACCATCGCGAAGTTTCATAACTGTTACCCTTTACTAGACAAGCATAGCCTTTACGTTCGACCATTTGTCCATTAATGTTAACTTCATACCAATGTTCTCTACAACTTTCTGCTAGACCCATTTTAGGCGGTAGCATCTTTTTAACTACATTGTCACTACATTGGACAATAGTATTACTAGATACTGTCTTACCATCCTTTATTTGGATTGTTTCGTCTGTTTGGCAGTATTGTGGTATATGACTTTTTGTTGCCACTTGACCTGTACTGCTACACGCCGACATCAGAATTACAGATAGTAGAAGAACATACTTCATATTACTGAGCCTGCTTTGATTCTAGAATCAGTCTATCAAATACCTCTAAAGGCATTTTAATACGAACGTATGTATGAACCCTATTAGTACTTGCTAACTGATAAGAGTACTTCTTAACTTCAAGATGTTCTCTAATAGTTGTGTCCTTAACAAGGTGTTCAACTCTTGTTGAATCGTTTCGTGTGTCGTTTTTAATGTCAACAACTGTAGATGAATTTACAGTTCCGTTGATTCTTTCTGCAAAGCCTTTTACTGCGAATGCATAAGCCTGTGATTCACTTGCTTGTTCGTATAGACTTTCGCCCATACCACACGCATAAGCATAATCAGTTTTCCAGAATAAAAATCCTTCTGCACCAATTTGCTCACAGTCAGCATACCAATTTGGATTTGCCTTTGTTTCTCTAACTTCGAGTGTCTTCATCGATGTACAAGCACCTAACATAGATGCAACTACACCAATTAGTAACACATTCTTTAATGTGCCTTTCATAAATTTAAGCCTCCTTAGCCTATTCGTTTAATTTACTATTACAGTATATACAAATATAAATCAAAAGTCAAGTGGAAATTTGCCAATTTAATTTCGACGCATTTGTGCGATTTCTGTGGCTTGTTTCTTACCATTACCGCTATCGTCTTCAAAAATTGGAACCATATTACTTTTGTGCATTGTAGCAATGCCCAAAAGTTTTCTTTCACCTGTGTACTGCATTGGTTCCTTTTTAGTACAGGGTGAAAAACTTGCTGACGTTTGTAAACTTGGAATGTGTTTTGTTTCACGGGTAACAGTTGGGCCACTATAGTGCCACGGTGTATTGATAACAGTTTCTGTTTTGGTTTTTGGTTTGTATTCTCCGTGAATGTAATCAATGTACTCGTCCAAAGTCATCATTAGTTTATGAAGTCCTTGTTTCTTGTATTCTTTATTTCGAATACGTAAATCTTCTTTCCAACGATCTAACTTTGCCTGTGTAATTTTACGCTTCTTCTTAGTTGTGTTAAGAGTAGTTAAGCCTCGAGCCAAATGCATTGTCATATTGTCACCTTTATGTTACATTAACACACTTATTGTAGTATATAGATGACAAAAAGTCAAGTGAAATTTAGCCAAAAAAATAGGGCCCGAAGGCCCCATCTTTTATTTTAGTATTAGAATTTGTATTTGACGCTTGCCAATACTTGCTGTGTTTCAGCGTGTTCGGCACCAGTAAATACGGAACGTCCACCTTTATCGTGGTAGTAAAGTCCCATTTCCAACCCGTCCTGTTTGTCAGAACGTTTTGAAGGATCGTAGTTTGTTGCTAGGTTATATACTACACCGTAGTAGTTACCATCATATCCTAAGTCATCATTTTCAGTTCTGTGTGCTGTAACATAAACGTTTTTGTTTACGTTATACATTACACCGTAATCTAAACGATCGTCTTTTGTATATGTGCCTGTATTCTTATCGTCCCACAGTTCAACACCCCAAACTAATGGAACGTTCCATCTGTATAAACTACCACCAATTGAATAACCTTCTTGGTCACCTTTGCCTGAATCTTCAGGAGAAGTAATACGCATATAAGATACATCTGCATAACCCATTAAACTAATTGTACCTGTTGCATAACCTACGTTTCCGTCGTTATCCCAACCAAGTGAAACACCCCAAGGCTGTTCTTTCTTTAGTCTATATGAATCAAAATCAAATTCGTTGTCATATTCCCAACCACCAAATGTTAACACAGTTTTTTCTCTGTGATCAATTCTGTAGTTTGTTTCTGTATAGATTAGTGGAACAGAAATTTTAGGAGTCTTTGCGAATCCCATTCTTTGTGCGTCAGTTTCACCAATGTACCATCTTGCTACATCATTACCAAAACCTAATTGCTTTTCTTGAACAGTATTGTTTAATGTTGTATCTAATGAATAGTGAGTGTCGTACTTCATTGATGCCCCAATCCAATCCACTGAAAGTGTTTCAGGAATGTTTGTTGAAATACCTAGTTGCAATTCTGCACGTGAGTCCCAACCTGAATCATAGGTTTTGTCATCATAGTAACCTTCTACTTCACCATTTACAAAAAAGCCTTGCGGCAAGTTTGGAATATTATTTTCTAAAGCCTCTACTCTTTCTTCAAGACTTTTGTCATTAGCCAATGCACCTGTTGCAAATCCAAACAGGATGGCTAACACTAATGTTAGTTGTTTCATTTTATTTGTTTTTCCTTATCTTTATTCGAATAAAAAAGACACCTAGAGTGTCTTCTGCTTTTATTTATGCACTCAAAGAGTGCAGTTGTTTATTTCTGGCTAATCCCACAAATTTTCGTAGTACTTGCCAAAAAGTCGGAAGCCATTTGAAATACGTTTCTGTTCTTTATCTATTTCTTTTTTATCTTCAAGACGCATCCATACATCGTCTTTGTTTGCTTTACAATCGAACGCATATATCATTTCGTCAAGGACCCAATCCCAACGCTTAAAATGATTGTCATCTGTTTGGCCTTGATACATTGCACTAATCTGTTCTTTCGGTGGCCACAGTTCTTTTGGAACATCTTTTTCATCTACATAAGGAGCGCCGTGTTTTGTTTCCTTTAATTGTTTGAGCATAGGTAAGATAATTGGAGCAAGTGTATGATCCATACTCCAAGTATCCCACTTGTCAATATGTACTTTTACTTTTTGTTCTGGACTGTATCCAAACTTGTCATACAGCCAATTGCTCCACGGCCAATGATCCGGGTACTTTCCAATTTTAACCTTCATAACTTACCACCTTTACGTTTTGTTCTTTGCCGGGCAAAGTAAATCCTCCTGCATATTCAAATGCTGTTTCTACATCTTCAAATAGAACAGGCTTAAGATTCCAATCGCATTTACCTGTATTCTCTGTTACAAAAATCCAATCGTCTTTACCATCAAGGCAAATCATTATAGCGTACACTAGTAATCTACCTCTTCAAAACTTTCCTTAATATATGCCATATTGTATTTGGAGGGATAATGTTTTAACAATCTACTTGCTTCTTCTCTAACTGCTCGTGGCACCCGTGGATACTTCTTAGGATCTCGCAGGTCCATTAGAAATCGTTCTACGTTTAATACTGCATTTGTTCTTTCAATTGGTAATGTCATAGTTCTACAATCTCTACACCGTCGCCAAACTTTTCTTTAAGTTCGTTGTAAACGCCAGCATTGCTCATACGCAATCCTTGATAATCTTTACGCAGATTATACACACTTCCGCTGTCAGTTTCAACTGTGATGTAGTCTTTTTCAACATCAATGTTCATTGTTTTAATAGGACTGCTCATACGCCAACTGTCACCGTATAGATACGAACCACTCCAGCCTGCGAGAATTTTTTGAAACTGTTCGCCGTTGTGTTTGATTTCTAATACTACCCAAGTATCTGGGGATATACCTTGTTCTGGTTCTAGTTTCATTCTATCTCTGCTCCAAAGCCATTTTCAGTAGC